AAATCCAATAGATAAGCGTTTAAAATCCAACAAAATCCAATAGATAAGCGTTTTAAAACCCAACAAAATCCAATAGATAAGCGTTTAAAATCCAATAGATAAGCGTTTTAAATCCAATAGATAAGCGTTTTAAATCCAATAGATAAGCGTTTAAAATCCAACAAAATCCAATAGATAAGCGTTTAAAATCCAATAGATAAGCGTTTTAAAACAGTGTTCTGTAGATCATTTCCACAAAATTCAATATGATAAGGGTTTAAGACAGCATTATATAGGTTCCTTCCAACAGATTAAGGGTTGAGGACTGCATTATGTGAGTATTTTTTTTTAAGCGGGATGTTTAACAATTAAAATATGGATGGTATGAACGTATATGACTTTGCGCCTGACTTAGATTTGAGTAAGGAGGTAGAAGGTTCTATTTTCGGGGTAAAAGGAATAGAAGGCAGTGATGGAATAGTATATGGTAAGGTAGTTAGCTGTGTAGACGTTAAGGATTACAGTTGTGATAGGTGTATTTTTTATGATTGTTATAAGGATAAATGTTTATTATCGCGTAGTGATAGTTGTATAGATGGAGATTGGATTTGTAGGTACGAACAGGCTGCCATAGAGGGGGAGTAGGCGGCGCCTTGGGCTAAGGCCTGAGGTTGTAGGTGGAACGTAGGTCGGAGCAGAGCCGGAACAGTTTATTGTGGAACTAAAAAAAATAAAAAGGAGGAGATAGCGATATGAAAAAGGCATTTAAGATATTTTCTATTATGTTTGTCATAGAAATAGTGCTGATAGCTATTTTAGATGCTATGGCGTAAGTGAGAAAAATTTCTTCATTAATTTTCTTATGCTTTAGACAGAATGCTCCCATCTGTGAAGATCGGAGCATTTGCTTTATGGGATTCATGGTGCAGCAAGTCGGTTCGATTCCGGCGATCTCACACAACATTAAAATAGGGAAGAACATGTTAAAAGAAGAATTTGAAGAACTGATTAAAAGGGAGGTAAACGAAAATCAGTATAAAAACATAGAAACGGCATACGAGGCTTTGCCGGAGTATATGGATAAGATGTATTTAGCAAGTGCTATTTCAAATGATATTGGGAAAGCTATTAATGTCTTATCGTTTTTAGGATCGCATATAAGCGAGTTAATGGGTTCGATAATAATCGAAAGGCAAAAGGTGGAATCATGTGCCTATGATTTAATAAACAAATCGCATGAGGAGGATGACTTGAAAGCAAGAGAGATTGCCGTGCGATTAATAGGAGAGAGGGAAACAGTGGCATACACAGTAAAAGAAGGGCTGCCATTGTGGGAACAAGATAAAAAGTTTATAATAGAATTAATAAAGGAGGATAGAAAATGAAAGACGGTATTGTATTGCATCCAGAGCATGGGTTGAATCCATCCATAGAACTATGCATAGTATGCGGTGAAGAGATGGGGATTGCTTTATTAGGGAATAACATCAAAGGGCAGGCGCCGCATCATATATGCACGGGAGAAATATGTGACAATTGCAAAAAGATAATAGATGACGGAGGTTGTTTTATTATCGAAGTTGAGGATGGATCAGATCAAAAGAATCCGTATCGTACAGGGAGATATTGCGCGATAAAGAAAGAAGCAGCAAAGAAAATACTTGGACAGGAGCATAGTATTGTGTACATGGAAAAGTCTGTGTACAGTCAAATAATACCACAAAAATAAAGAAAGATATGTTTACAAAAGAAGAGCGATTATTCATATGGAAAAAGGTATATGAGATGATTGATAGGTTAGAGGATGGGGAATACATATGTGTTGCGTTAAGAAATGTAGTGTTTATGTATTTCAAAACACATAAAAATATCTATGAGTTTCGTTCAGACGAAATGGTGAGAATATATTTCCCGGAATTGGAGGAGAAGATAAGTATGGCCACAGAACCAGAGGAAACAAGAACGTTTTATGGGTGGTTTGGTTGTCTTAGTCCAGAAACGAAGGAGGTAAGGCTGAATATTGTGAAAGATATTATAAAAGAATTAGAATAGTATTTTTGTTAATCTATTTTATTCATCAAATTAAGTTTTGGGTTTTGGCATGTCGGTTCGTGAGGATAGGCATGCCTATTTCTGCATCATAGAGGGGATGACGCGGCGTGCCGGTCCTGGTTCGATTCTGGGCATCTCACAAACAATAAAACAAAAAAGTTATGAGAATATATAAGAATGATATTATAAAGGCGTCAGCAATAAGCACCGGAGCCGACAGAGGCGTGTTGCTGTGTTCAATAACAGATTCAGGCTTTACGTCTATAGCGGGCGTAATATCGGCTGTTAAGGATAGGTTACCAAACGAAGATCACAAGAAGATGGTTTTTGAAATCTTGAATGATACGAAAAAAGAGTACGGAAGATATAATAATTGCGGAACAAAAGTATTGTAATAAAGAGTAGAAAACAATATGTTTATGTAATATTAGTTTTTTCATTTTTATTGAAAGGAGCGCCGGCCTGTGAAGGTATGCGCTCTTTGTATTTGTATAATGCATAAAACAATAATAATATGACAGAGAATAGTATAGACGTAAATATCGTACCTGTAAAGAATGGTATGAAACGTGTTGTGGTATCATATTACCATTATTCACGCAAGGAGAAAGATCGCATGAGTTCCCAAACGGATTACGTTTGGGAAACAAAGAATGAAGAAATGTTTAAATACTTTGAGGCCAGGAGGACAAAAGTATTTTATAGTCAGATTCGTGCCATGTGTAGATTCTATGGCAAGAAAAATGTACGTAAATACAAAAAGTTATGATATTAAAAACGACAACCAACGAGTTTTGTTTCATTAACGTAAGTTTCTACGAAACAATAGCAGATCCTCGTCATTTCTTTGAACAGGATTATGAAGAGATGCCAGAATATGAGGAGGAATCGGATTTTGATTTTGATTCTTATTACAATAAGTTTATTCCTTTTGTACAGGAATGGGCGAATGAGGTAAGTGAACGCCTTTACGGATATGGCGTGAATAGTATAAAGGTAACATCGGTCGGATATCCGAAAGAATATAATTATGGTACTGATTGGATGAACGTAGAGGTAGAGTTTTGTGATGAATGGAGGCAAAAGATGTTATCTAACATTAGTAAGATTGTCAATGATGATAAATGCAAGAAGTATGCGGAGACTAATTACCGGTCGGTATCAGGATACATCTTTTTAGGGCCTGAAGATTTAAAGGAATTTGAAAAGGAAATAATAGAAAGAAAGTCGGATTCCGGATATGATGTAACAATATTATTAAATATGTATCTAACTTTGGCTTTTGTAAAAGAATTTGGATTTAAAGCCGGAGAAGCATGGAGTGAAATAACAGAATATGCTTACGGATGTTTATCGTATTCCGATTTTGCAACAACAGAGATGCTTATACCGGAAGGTTCGGAGCATTTATTCAAAGACATTTACACGGCAAAGGCCGACGAATTATATCATCATGTCCTGGATAAATTCGGATGGGCGTGGCGTGATCCGAAATATAAGTCAGAAACAGAATTATGCGCGATGCTAAAGTGGGCAAAAGAAAAAGGCTTGACCATTGAAGAGTTAAGTATTTAATTGTTAAACATAAGGCAGTAGTGGTGCGTGAGTATAGGTGCTGCCGTTAAAATATTTTATAAGATGAAAAAAGAAGAGATTCAAACTATTTTATACACAATCAAAGAAGGAGACAGTATTAAAATCAAAGTACAAGACAAAAGTGAAGAGATAAGACTACGGGATCATGTAAGAAGAGTACAGAAATACGGATACAGGTTTTGTTTGTCTCATTTACATGATGGAATTTTCTATCTGGAGAAGTTGAAAGAAGGGGATAAGGATAAATACTATAGAGTAATAAACAGAGGAAATGGAAAGACCAGAGTATAATAAGCTACGCAAAATGGCTAAGACTACTCCAGGTCTGATCGTGGACGAGGTGCAAAACATGATGCGTGTATCGCTATACGATAATGGGGAACTTAAGAAGGTGGTAGTAGTAATGAAATGCGATTCTTTTTTACAGTCAAAAAGTAACATAGAAAAGATAATGTTATTATCATCTTCTATAGAAGATAGAAAAAACAAAGAAAAAAATAAAACAAAATCAGAAAATGAACAGAATAACAAAAATAAGAGAAGAAATAGAAGGAAAACAGGTTGATTTGACCTTTTACGGGCGCTTTTGCAGCCTTATCGAAGGTGATAGGAAGATAATACTAAGGGCAATAAAAAACGGTCGTAAAAAAGGCGTAATCGGGGCCATTCAGCCTGGGAGACATGACAGAATTTGGACCACATGGTCTATTGCTTTTGATGATCTGAGGGTAGGGGATACGGTAGAGTTCAGTACATCTGGAAAATACAATCCCGGATTTCATGCTACGGAAAAGTATGTAGGGTGTGTAGAATGGATAAAAGGGTCGGAATGTGCGATAAAAACCGGTAAGGGAATAGCAGTAGTATTAATTAAACACATAGAAAGGGTAGTAAAATGATGGGGTTGAGAGAATTTGTAGAACTTTTTGACAAGAATGAAGTAAAGAATTTGTTTAATGCATTGTCTTCATGTATAGAATACGTAAGGATAGATTTGCATGTATTTAATATAGGTGCCCATGTTACGTGCCTGTACAGTAATGATCTTGAATCGCTTTCACAGACAGAAGGTTGTAATGTGAATATGATAATAGAGGTACCACACTTATTCGAAGCATTCATGGAATACGCTTCACCGGAAATGAAGTTGTATTACGAAAAACTAACAGAGACAGTATAATATGAAAGAGGAAGTAGAACGGATAAAGAAGTTGGTTGGCATAGATCATAATAGATGGGAGCAGCCTTGTACATGTGATAAATGCAAGAACATGTGTGAGGTTCCTTGTATTGGTACGCCAAAAGACATAGAAGCTATCATAGATGCCGGATACGCTGACAGGCTAAAAGAAACAATGTGGATGGTAGGGTATCTTGCAGTGAAAGAAAAACCAATAGCGATGATCCAGCCAACAGTGAAAGACGGGTGGTGCGCATTCCGCCAGCCGGACGGTCTCTGCGAGCTGCATGACCGAGGACCAAAGCCGACCGAAGGAGTTCTGGCTTCTTGTAAGGTGGTTAAAGAAGACGATATTCCGACATACGAGACATCCGTACTTAGAGCAGTAGCTCATGAGTGGGTTAAGGTGGAGAACTTTGGAAATGTAATGAAGGTTGTTTTTAAATTTTTGCATGAAAATGAACGTAGAAAATAAATTAGATAAAGTGGTTAAGATCCTAAAAGAAAAAGGATTTGTGGTATATAGAAAGGGAGGAAAGGAGCCGGGTGTATTTTACGCCAAAGAAGGTGACAGCCGGATAGGATTCGTTTATCCCAACAACGGATATATATACGACAGGATAAAAATGTGGTCTTTTTCAAGGGTGTATAAACCGCATAAGAAAACCGGGTCTTCGTGCTTAATGTGTGTCAGCGACGAATTTACTATAGAGAGTGCGATTAAGAGCATAGAGGATAGACTGTGGGTAAATTATATAAAAGACGGTAACAGAGAACGACCAGAAGAATATAAAAATATAAGAGAATTTGTTGATAGCTTCACTAAATTCTACAACTCTGTAGAATTAGTTGAGGTTAAGTAGTTTTCCATGTAAGTTAGTTGCCGGCACTGGTCTGTGAAGATAGGTGTCGTTTTTTTTAAGAAAGGAGGATAAAGATGGAGAAAAGAGACAAGGAAATGCCTTACGAGGTAATCATACAGGAGAGAAACAAAGTGGATTTATACGGTAACGTAGTGTATTATATCTATTGGTTTGATAAATATGGGAACGATATTACAAACGAATGGAAATTCTGGAGCAAGGGTCCGAAAAAGAAATATGATAGAGTCAATCGTTATTTAACGGACAGTTGGCTAAAGGAATACTGTGGGAATAACAATTTAAAAATAAGTAGAATAAAGGAATGAAGCTGGGAAAGTATGTTATGGTAACAAACGAGTGTGGAGCCTTGGATGTTATAAAAGAAAAATTTGACAACATAAATATAGTGGAATATGGATCTGAATGAATTGTACAAAGAAATAGAAAAAGCAGAGATTGATCTGAATGCAAAAAGATTAAAGTACATCAAAGAGGCATTAGTGGAGAACGGTGGAAGTATAAAGCTAAAATTTAAAAAATGGGGAGAAGATAATAATGCGTTTGACTTTGATGATCAGTTTCCGGTGATAATAGAAATTGCTGGGATTCCTATGTTTTTAACGGAGGTGTATGTCAAAAAAAACGGTTTTCGTATGGTTCTGCTGGATTATGATGATATGACTTTAGGTGATTTTGATAATACAGGGGAAAATGAACAGGTTGCTTATTTTATTAACTATTGTTTAAATCAAGACAAAGATGGGAAAGAGTAGAAAAGATTATGAGAAGTTTCTTAACTCAATATCTCCAGATAGAGACGATGAGGCATGGATCATTGGAGGAAAGAACAGGTATTGCGGTAGAGAGAATTATGGCACTATGATCAAAAGGTATGATCCTATTGGTTTCAGTGTAGGATACAGGGAGTGGGCAGAACAGCCAGAGTGAGGCGGCGCCTGCCCTGCCATGAGGTCGGCCTGGCTGTTCGTGGCCAGGATCATACATTAATCAGATAGTGAACAACGAAAACAATACAAATGTTTGTTAATTATGAGAGTAGAAGATTTAACGAAGTTTGAAGGAGAATGTCCTAACATAGTCGTATTTGGTACATATATGGATATTAGGGTTCCATTAACGAAGAAATGGAAGAAAATTATTAACGAGAGAGGAGATAAGCCAAACACGTATCATAACTGTTTGATTAGTTATATCTCAGAGTAGATCGCGTTGTCCGGATTCAACATGAAAAGCATCGGGAACCTGTTAATAAAGGGAATCGTTTTTAATCAAAACGATTACTATAAGTATAACGACGTAGGAGGATTCCCGGCAACTATCAACGATTTGGGATATTGGGATAAAAACAGGGTAGAGCTAAATGAAGATTTTCACACTGTTAGGCTGTTTAATACAGTAAGTGTATATGGATTGATGTTTGGACCCATAAAACAAAATAATTTCATTACGCTGGAAAACGATATAATGCAGATTAATGTTGGCAGCATAACTTACATCTAAAGAGATAAATCATGAAGCTATTATACTTAGTAGAGTCAGGAAAATCGAAGTTTCTTGTCTTCGACGAAATGCCTGATAAAATTAGCACAAAGTACGGAGATGATACCATTATTGGAAGGATAGGAGGTGTATTCTATGATTTCCTTGCAAAGAGAAATGAGAGAAGAGAAGCTTTCGGAGGTAGAAAGTTCGATATCGTACTTGACAACGGGGAGATAGAGAAGTGTGAAGGGCAATGGTGGGATGCGGTGACAGACAGAGCAAGAGAAGAATTGGAAAAAGAGGGAAATCCACTTTCTAAAATGGTACTGATTGGTGTTTCTTCAGTAGATAGATTATTGGATTGCTATGTGTATTATGGATTATGGGCATCCGAAAGTAAGATTGAAGAAATGATAGCTGACTACAAAGGTCGTATATATGAGTATTACGAATTTAAGGAAGAGGTCATTAATAAGATAAATGAGACCCTTAGAAAATCATATATTCAATCTTGGAAAGAACGGATAATACGATCTGGGATGAGACAGAAAGGGAAAGACGTGTTTGAATCACCGGATGGATTGTATATTGAGATGGTATATGAGAACAAAGCGTTTGTGCCATATAGACCTATAAAAGAAATCCAGGATTTACCTATAGATGCAAAGTATATACCGCTTCTTACAAGGATATTTGGAAAGAACATACTTGCGGAGATAGGAGGAGATAAGATATTTATAACTACTGGAAAATATGCTGTGAATTTTTGGTGCTGGAAAAAGTAAGCATAATGTAAAAAGAAGATTAAAATAATAGCTTATGACATTTCGAGAATTTATGCAGGAGAACGGCTATGACCGGATAACTACCTTTTGGGAAGATTTCAGCATAGCCGACAAGTATGGTGTAGCAGGTGTCAAAGATACCTACAAACGTGCATTCAGTGAATGGAAAGATGATTATAAGTTTTTCACGGAATTAACGCTCGTATTGAATCATAAAATCTGGCAGCATTATGACAGCAATCGTGAACTGGCTGCACTGTATGACCGGTTGTGGCGAGAAGCTGACGAGTATGCCATGAATAACTTTAAGGGAGAAGAACTTGATTATTATTACAGAATAACAGATTAATATTATGACAGCAGCAGAAAAATTAAGAACTATTTAAAATATAAAGACATGGAAGACGATCTTATTACAACAAAAGAAGTAGGCGATTATCGCATTAAAGTGTATTATTGCCATGATTCAGAATGCCCTATAACTAATTGGGGTTTGTTTGGGTCATTCTTTTTTGAATACTCTGATATGCATCGATTGCATGATGAATGCAATTGGAAAACTTTCTTCTACGATAACAAGCATGATCTTAGAGATGTTATTGATGCTATTGTAATGAAGCATATAGAACAGAAAGACATTGTAAAATATTTAAAGAAAGGGGAAGCGAATGGGATCTCATTCACATACAACAGAGGTGGCAATGTATGGGAGTTGAAGCATAAGACAAGTCCATATATAGGTCAAGAGTTTTTTCCAAGTGATTTGACGGACTTTGATTGCAGAGGAGAATTAATAGAGGATCTGGATGATGAAGACCTGTTAGATATCATATCCAAATATGGAAAAGATGTGGTAGCTATAGAGTGGTCAACAAGGGGTTATAGTCAAGGTGATTATATAAAAGGGATAGCATACGTTACAAAAGAAAAATATGATAATGAAGTCTGCAACAAAGAAGGAGACTGGAAAGAAGATTGTGCCAAGATTATAGATAATGAGGTAAAGTCCATAGGTATGTGGATGTGGGGAGATGTAAAGGGGTATGTGCTTGAAAAGAAAGTGAAATTTGTCAAGAAATACGAAGATGAATCCAGGGAGAATGAAGAGGGAGAAGAATGGGAAGAGGTTGATTCCTGTTGGGATTGTTATATGGAAACAGACGAATTGATAGAAGAAATAATGGAAGAACATAACTTGAAAGAATAAGGAGATGGGGAGATCACGAGGGTGTATTATCAGAAAGAACACCAAAGAATTAAGAGAAAGCCTCATGTCATTAAGATATCGTTGGTTGGTGAAAGAAAAAGGAGCTAATTGCATAGTCACAAATCCAGAAATATTAAAATACATGGAATTGCGAGAAAAATCAGTAGAAGCATGGAAGGATGGATAGATTGTGGAGCCAATGATGATATGTTTCTGGCTATAGCAGCATTAGCAAATGATGCTTTTTTGAAAAAAGCAGAAGGTTATCCGGTAGATGTAGATTTGGAAGCACAAGGGTTTTACCGTTGTAATGACGCAGGAACACTTCCCGGAGAGTGTGCAGATTTTATTTTTCATAAGTGTAATGATTAAACTAAAATAATATGGAAACTACAAACAAACTGTTTTATTCAGGTACAAAATTCTTTACAGAAAATGAAGAAGATTATAGAATAACAGTTAGAATCTCTTTGGATGATGACTGCAAAAATAACATATGCGACTGGAGCATAACAGCCGACGTTGACTGGAAAAACAAGCATGGAAAATATGAGGATTACTTAGGAGGCTGCTGCCACGATGAAGTCGCAAAACATTTTCCGGAATTAGCGAAATTCATATCGTTGCATCTTTGTAACCATTATGGTGCTCCTATGTATCCGGTAGAAAATGGCATATATCACGTTAGAAGAAGCGGTATGTCTGTGGCAATGGAGTATTTGCGTATATCAGAGCAAGAATGCGCAGAATTATATAAAGCCTCTGAGGATGAGTTGTATTTCAAGTATATGCTTTTCAATCTGGGGATTGTGAATAGATGGAAACGTGAATCAGAAGAGCTTATTGCGGAACTTGAAAAAATGTGTGGAAAAAAGTGGGTTAATCCATATAAGCCGGAAGAAGAAAGATTTGTTTTAACACTAACAGACGAGGAACGATCTCTTATTGAAGAGCGTATTAAAGCCGGGTATTACTCCTCAGAAAATATCGAAAAGCATATGGAAGAGGCTCATAAAGCAAAGATGGCGGCAAAGCGTGCTGAAATTTGTGAGCGATACGATAAGAAAATCAGACAAGCAGAAGCAGAAAAGAAGATAATGCTCTGTGTGTTTGATTATGGGTTGTCTACCGATAACATCATATATTATCCTCATACGAACACTTTATCTTTCAACTGGAACGATTATGGAAGAAAAATCACACAGGAAGAGTTTGTTGATTTTGTGAATAACGTAGATCGCTCTCAGTTGCCGGAAGGTATTAAGTTTGAACTTAAATAAAATACAGGATATGGAAAGATTGAATTTTGAAACATTGTTTCGTATCGTAAGATGGGATTACAACCGTTGTTTCAAGGATGAGTCGTTAGACAAGGATTTGTTTATGGGAAAATACGGGAAAGTTATGGGTGAACATTATTATAACAAGTTTATCCATGAATTTGACGGGAATATCCTGAAGATGATTGGTTACTTCAGAGGTTCCGAAAAAGAGGGGCAAGTCTTCTGCGATATGATAACCGAACGTATTGAAAAATACGAAAAGAGAATGTCATATGATAAAGGTAAGTTAAACAATTAAAAAGATACTTATATGAACAATTCAATGGTCGCTCACTTGTGGGCAAACGAAAAGCAAGAATCAGCGAATGGTAGTAACTTCTATTTTGAAGGAGAAAGTATTTACTCCTATGGAAGACATTTTGAGGTCGGAAGAATCGTGCGAAACAAGTGTGGGGAAAAGGCGTATTTGATTAATGACATATATTATTCTTCTTCTACAAGCAAACATCAATGTCGTGTTCGTGAAGCAATACCAACTGGCTCAAAGGTGTTCTATGTTGAATGTAATATATCATATTGTATCGGTAACATGCTCTTTGTTACCAATATGTTGGAATATATTAAAGATGCTATTGAAAAATACAAGAAAGCCAGAACCGAATTGTCTTATCGGGATGTTTGGGGAGCTTTTAAAAATATGATGGATTACATTGAGTTCTTCGATATGGGGACTTCCCAGCGTCTTCTTAAAAAGAGCGCAAACGAATGGCTTGGAACTAACCATGAATTATCACAGAAATCAGATAAGATTAAACGTGAACATGTCTGTGAGTTGAAACGTATTTTCCAGATATTGTTGAATCATAAAGCACTGGAAGTCCTTGGAACCGTTAATGTGATTGTAGATGAAGTTTGTGGTGAAGGAACTTATTTGAAATATCGGGAAAGAGTTGAAAAATATAGAATAAATATAGAAACAAAACAGAAAAAAAACGAAGGGCAAGGGAAGAAGAATTAGATAAATTTCGTAAGGATTTTTATGAAAGATTAGAAAAATGGAAGTCGGGAGAACTTAATTTCTTGCATTCATATTATTTTATTGATTGTGCTGACGTAAATGCTTGGATGCGTATAAAAGGAGGAATTATTGAAACGAGCAAACAAATAAAAATCGGGATAGAAGAAGCCAGAAGGATGTGGCAGGTGGTGTCGCTGTTGCACCGGGGAGGCCAGTTCCGGCATGGCCTGGTAGAGGACGTGGGTGGCAATAAGTGGAGCATAAACCGGTATGAAAACGATATACTGACAGCCGGATGTCATCGTATTGCGTATAGTGAGATGGAAAGTATTGCAAAGCAACTGGGATGGGCGTAAGTAACCCATCTTATTTTATAACAACTAAAAACAAGAAAAATATGGAAAATGCAATTATTGTTCCGTTTGATTTAGAAACGGCGAAAAAAATAAACATAGGGGAAAGAGTAGGTCAGATTGTGACAGAGAAAGGACGAAATAGAGCAGAAATAGTATATGAAGACGACTATATGATTCGATTGAGTAAAACAAAGTTAGAGAAGAAAAATATGAAATTAAATAACATCCGTATGTTTTATAACATAGCCAGTATAAAATGATATATAAAGTAAAAATAAAAGACAATACAAAAACTCCTTTTGAATATGCTTCTGACATAGAAGCGTTTGAAAATAGTAGAGAATTTATTTTCAAGCCAGGAGTGAATGTGATTGTAGGTAAAAACGGTAGTGGAAAATCAACTTTGCTTAACATCATATCAATGTATGCGTTATGTGAGAAATCCATGTGCTCTGAAATACCGATCGAGGCACTGGATTTTCCACCTATATTTGATGATGATGACAAGGTTCTTGATGGGATTGACATATCATCCGATTATGCAGGGAAAGTATTCCGTTTATTGCCATCGGCGGAGATGAATCGAGATAGTGTATTGAAAAACATCAGCAACTTAGATTTGTATGTGAATAATATTAGAAGATCTTATGGAGAGAAAGTGGTGTTATCATTGGAATCACTTTTCAATTTAATGTTCGGTCAAAAGGATTATACGTTTCCAATACAAGATCTTGTAGAATACAAGAAAAAATCAAATGCGTTTTGGATTAAAAGGATTGATAATCTGTTGAAGTATTATAAAAGAAACCGCATAACATTAGCAGAAAGCAGTTTTGAATACACGGTTCTCATGGATGAGCCAGACAGGAATCTTGACATTGACAATATAATGCAAATTTATAATGTATTATCATTCCATAAACCACAAACACAAATTATAGCCATAATACACAATCCGGCATTGATTTACAAATTAAGCAAATTAGATTGTGTGAATTTCATAGAGATGACAGAAGGATATCTTAGTAAAACTTGTATATTTATGTCCAATTAAATATTTTCAACAATGAGCTATTTTGTATTAATGGGGAGAAGAATCCCAAAGCAGGCTATAACAGGCTTTAAGTTCCAAAATGAAACAGATAATATTTGTCCTTTCCTGTCAATCAGGATAAGAGGGAAGGAGGAAATTATACCTTTCAAAGATAAAAAGGAGATACAGTCTGTAAAAGCGCATCTGTGTTCTGTCTTCTCCGGATTTGTGAAAATAGGCGACTGGTATCTCAAGATGTCGGAAATCAAGGAATATAAACCGGTAACTGCCGAGGATATGAATCCCTACATTTTATTCAAAACATCTAAGTTTGGGAACATAAAAGTTCGTTTCCCAAAAGATGAAGATATGAATGCGGAATTATTGGTATTGGATCAACTTTTTGATGTGGAATGAATTAGTAATCACCTTTTATAAATCAAGCTATGACCTGGAAAGAATTGAAAGACAAAATATCTCTTATGACAGAAGAAGAGCAACAGCAAGAAGTTGCAGTTTGGGGAGAATATCTGAATTTGATGAAAGATTGCTCCTTGGAGAAAACAAATGAGAATATGTACTACAACTCTGAATGGGATTATACTCGTGAAGAGAGCGAATTGGAACCGGAAGACAAGAATGACCCTGATGTACATAAGGTATATGAAGCAGGAATGTATTATATTTATTCGAATTGATTTTAAAAAGATCTGATTATGGCAGCATTAACAACACTAAATATAACGGAAAAGAACGCTAATAACAGTTTGTCCGTAACTGTTAAAGTGAATGTCACCAAAGAAGGAGTGTTTACCACTACATTGTCAAAAGAAGATGTGGATAAGATTCATTCTTATAGGATCAAATTACCTACAAACAGATTAGGCAACGAAGGATATTTCAATAGTATAGCACTTTCTGATTTGGAAAGTCAAATCAGGGAAGTTCTGAAGAGATGTTTAAGTTATAAAATAGTAGAAGAAGTGCCTGTTATTAAGTATCAACTGGAAACGAATTGCACGTTTTCCTATGACAAAAACGGAAATATTGTCCCTAACCCCTCTAAGGAATGGACAGGAGGCGATGAAAATGGAAAATGGAGAGATGGAACTTCCCGTTTAGATGCCTTAAACACCCAACCTTTCGGTTTTAGTGTTTATGCAAAACCATTTCTAAAAAGAGTAATTGAATATGGAAATGGAGAGACAAAAGTAGAATACGGCAGGTTAAATACAGAAAAAGGAACTTATGCGCACTGGCTGAATTGTGTAACGAGCATATCATACAATAGACATAAACAGGTAATGGAAGTGGAGTGTAACGAATGTACCTCGAAATTATTCGTTGATATGATCAAGTCCATTTGTAATATAAGCGAACAAGTTAAGAGTTTTGTCAATCCAGAACAAATAAAAGCAATTGCGGAGTCAAATGAACCGATTTTGCTTTTATCTAACAACTAAAAAATCATGAGGTATGTATGTGTTTTTATCTGCTTTCTGTTATGGCTTATTTTTACATTGTTATTATCATCAACTGTCATAGGATTGGTTATAAGCGTGAGTGATGAATGGCAGGAAATGGGTGACAAAATAATAGATAAACTTTAATAAAATATGAATAAGAATATAATCAACAACGCTCAACTTTTAGAGATTAAAACTAAGATTAGACAACTTGGAGCAATGATGAATGCATATCAATGCAGGTTTGTGGTTTCTTCGGGTCAATTGTTTTTTGTGGATGATGAATATGCTGGAACGGTTAAACTGACTAATCTTGATAATGGAGAATCTAACATATCATTCCCTTCATGTGACGATGGATTGATAATCAATCCAGCCGATAAGCATATTAAATAATTTCAAAACTAAAAATATTTAAATTAATTAAACAATAATAAGACATGAAACAAGATATAGAATTTGCTGTTCCTCTTTTTAAAGCTGGTGCAGAATGGCGCATTAACAGCGTGTGGCATTCTATAACAGTAATTCCAGATTGCCACCGTTTTATTGTGTTTCTCCCTAAGAAATCAACAATAGGATCAAAGAATCCAATTATGGGTATATTGGAAGAGAACAGAACTTTTATATCCAGCCGTCCAGGATGTATTTTATGCAGATTAGATGAAATGGAATCATGGGCTTATTTGGATGATCTATTACCTTAGGTAATTATATACTCAATTTTAAAAGTTAGAATTATGAAAAAAAAGATTTAACAGACAAAGAAAAAGAGGAAAGAATGAATTACCTTACCATTCATAAATGTAAAAACGAGGATGAACGTAAAGAGTTAAAAGAATTATGTGATTGGTATTTTAAGGATACTCCTACATTAACTATGTCTTTTTCTTTAACAGAAGAAGATTTTCGGGTAACAATGGAAAGGGACGTGGAGTTGTCGGAGGTAGCCAGAGCGGTAAAGAATCAACACCATAAGAAGAAAATTTGAAAGGTTATGACCGACAGAGAACTTCTTGAAGAAAACAATAAGATGTTAAAGGAAATTCTAAGTTTTGTGAGAAAAGTTAATTCTGCTGAATACAGGGATCATCAAGACTTTATGGAATTTCTTAGAAATGTGGCAGCCGATATATGGGTAGAATATACGGAGCCTGAACAAAGAGGTAGATTGTTTAATTTAATAAATAAAAAGAAATGAAAACAGTTTTTGATTTAAGCAGAGATGAGATTGTGGCATTGACAGACGAAGAGATAAGTCTGTATATAGACAAAGAGCTTGCTGGTAAAGGTATTCCAATTGAAGCTAAAAACTGGAATATAAAGAACGAAAAAGAAGTCGTGTATCCAAGAACTGGAGTTCCAGTATTTATGTTAAAAGATATCGGCATCGGTTTTAGAACCGTAGAAGGTGCAACTGAGGTGGCTAATTTGCTTGTTAAATATAATGCATTTAAAATAGAATCAAGGTTTCTGACAGGATCGTATGAACAGTTTTGGATCATAAAAGAAAGTGTTTGCCCGGCTATTAAAGGGGAAGCGGGGTATAACAAAGAAGAGTTTGATAAGGTAAACAAGGAAAGCAAAGATCCAGAATTGGAAAGTATAAATTCCTTCAATGATACTGTGAAAAAAGCCAATGAAATTAAAGACAGGGTGTTGAAATACGTGTACAACATAAAACAAGAGCGTTCATATAACAATGACCTGGTTGGTATCTTTGAAAGGTATAAAGATATAGCAGACGGTGATATGGAGGTAGCTATGAATTTTATTAAGGAGGCCTATCCATTCAATGAAGAAACAGAATCGTTTATCAGGAAAAAGTTTGACATGCCTATGCCGGACGAATCAAAAGAGTAGTAATTAGGCTAAATTAAATCATTTTGAATTTTTTTTTATTATCAAAAGACATATCTTTGTCCAAAAAAACAAACAGAATGGAAGAAAAAGAGATAAAAGAAGCTATGATTGAAGCCCTGACGCACTTAGAGGGGTGTAAGTATTTCGTAGCCACGATAGTAAATGAAGAGGAAAGAAGATTTGATATGAGCCTAAGAATGTCACAGCATCAATTGGCGTTAATTATAAAAGGCATCTTATCTAATAATGAGATGATGATGATGGATGTTTTGCAGTGGTGTTCTGAAAGATTTAAAAATAGTATAGAGAAAGGAAAGAAATCAACTAATTAAATATTAATACAATGAATCGCTGGTTTGAAATTACGGTAAAAGCCGAGATTGATAATATCGAGAACGGCAAAAAAAAGAAAGTAACTGAAAAGTATTTGGTAGATGCCTTGTCTTATACAGAGGCAGAATCAAGATCTTTAGAGATTTTCAAGGATTTATTTCAAGTGTTCGACATTATTAAAATAAATCCTATTAAAGTGTCGGAAATCTTCTTCAACGGAGAAGCTGAGTACTGGTATAAGTGTAAGGTAAATTACATTACACTGGATGAAAAGAAAGGTAAAGAAAAGAAAACTCCATGCTATATGTATGTCCAGGCCGGCAATCCTAAGGATGCCGAAGCTGTGTTGACTAAAGGTATGCAGGGCACGTTAGGAGACTGGAATTGCGAAGCTATTGCTGAAACGAAGATCATTGACGTATTCAAATACGATCTTCAGAAGGGAGCTGAAAAATTAGGCGAGAAGAAGAGTGAAGAGTAAGGCTGATGTAGTTTCCAACATAGCGCTTGTTGTGGCGATAATATCATTGCTTTCAGCAGGCGCTTTCCTTCTGATAGTGATTAAGACAGACGAGGTATCTAAATTATTAATGAACGTACCTTATCTACTGGCTTCAGCGGGATTGTTCTTTTCAATAATATCATTATTATTCGAATGGAAAGCAAGGAAAAGAAGCTATACGTCTGCGAACGATGCGGACGAAAAGTGATGATAAGAAGTCGCGGCTTATGCCAGGCTTGCAGGAGCAAAGAGTTGACTCCGAAGAAAAAAAACAGAATTACATCCATTAAAAACAGCAGCAAGAAGAAAAAGTTAGAGAGCCCGGATTTATCCGGGTTTTTTTGTCTTATGCTGGAAGAGCTGAATAGTATTCGGATGTCTATGACTGGTAGGGCTATCCATTTTCCTACAGTATGTAACGTATGTCACATACTTCCAAAAAGGATATATAAGTCGGTTGCCACTTGCAGAGATAATATAGTTTTCCTTCATGAATCGGAGCATACGGTATTCGACATGTATCTTGACCGGATGGAATTTGATAAACTTGAAACAGAATTTCCTTTTGTATGGAAGTATGCGGTAAAGAAGGTATTGGATATGGAAAGCAGGGGAATGATTAAAGAAAGAGGTAGGTTGATTATTGAAATAATTGACAGGTATAACCCCAAATAGTATTAACCCAATATAATTCTATTATAAAAGTTTAATACATCTCTTTCAGAGATCGGGTTATTAGCCTAAGCCTTGAAACGAAGGCTACGTTATTTGAGAATAGATAGTTACCAAGGAATGTTTATCCAAGTTTCTTGCTCTAAGGATGGTGATTAAACAGGAGTAGTGTATTTGACGAAACAGTGTTGCCATTATATAAAACCTCTTATAACATTGGCGATGGGTACTTACAGGAGAAATCATGACTTATCCCTAACGGGATTTACATCTACCAAGGAGACCGAAAGGTCTCCGAGGGGATGTATTAAAACATACGAATAGCTTTAAATATATTTAATAGAATATGGGATATGAGAAAAAAATATAAGGTTACGATAGAAGCTGACGATGAAGTTATTTTCATTGCCAACATAAAAAGAGGAGATAGCGAGAGATTGATTGATTTTGAGAGAGCGGCCGCAGATATTGATGAGGCTGTAACTGTGTTGTATTATGTTAAAGAGGAATTAATTGAGAAATTGAGATGATAGAAGAAAAGATTAAAATATTAACAGATTTAGGGTTTGTCCCTATGGTGGAAGGAGTAGAAAATACGTTGTTTAGAATGAACGATGTTGTGATGTCGGTGTCAGATCCTAATCAAACACCGGAGCAATTGAGAAAGGAAGTTATGTCTTTAATAAAAAACAAAGATATAGCAGAAAGAGGCGGACGGGTTCCAGTAGTTAAAGAGCCTGAGCCAGAGCAGGCCCAGGGAGAAGAACCGGAAGCTCCGGCAGAGGAAGCAGATCCTAACCCTGGAGAGGAAGATTCGAATCCGTTTACAGAAAATCAAGAAACGTTAGAGCCGTTTTATATCTGCGATGAGTTGAAGAAGATTGAGACTCCCAAATTCGTAAGATTGACATTAGACGATAATCGTTTTTATGTAAGGAAGATGGATGATGGAACGGCCAAGATATATGCTTCGGTAACAACTTTAATCAAAGATGGGTATGTAGATGATAAGACCGCACTTCAGGAATGGAAGCAAGAGATGAAGATGCTTGGTCGCAATCCGGAAGAGGTGGCACAGTATGAAGCCGACAGGGGAACGATCATGCACTATCTGTACGGATTGTACCTAACAGGTAGAGATATGGTCTTAAATCGAAGCTTTGTAGTTAAGACAGTGCAAGAAGGCAAGCTGAAAATATCTAAGAAAAATCTTGATCGGTTTTTTAACAGTATTGATGATCTTGATGATATGATTGTCAGAATTATGAAGTTTGCCAAATTTTGTTCAGAGTATAAGGTTAAGCCGATGATGATTGAAAGAATATTGTCATTAGAAGACTATTTAGTAGCTACGCCGATAGATGCGATGGTTAAAATGACATTCAAATACAAAGAAGAAGGTTATTTTGGAGCCGTGTATCAAAGGGCTACAGGGCAGTTTAAAAAAGGTGATCCGAAGAAGGAGGTAAGAGACGTGGAGAAGGAAGAAGTGGTTATTCTCGACTTTAAATCAGGGGGAATATGGGAATCATACGCATTTCAATTAGAAGCTGAAAGAAGAATGGTTAAAGCATGGTATGGGATTGATGCACGTATTATGAACTTTTCTCCAAAAAGCACGAGCAGCAAAGGATATACGTTGAAAGAATGGACAGAAGACAGTATAGCACTTGAAAAGGCGGACTGCGTGTTCCAACAAGGTATGTTGAATCACCTTAGAAAAGATAAGAAGTTCAAAGTGAGAAAAGGAGTGCTGAATATCAATAAGCCGTACAATGAAGAGGATCATACGGTCGTGTATGATATTGCAGAGGAAATGTCTAAAAGATTCATAATATGAACGATATTGTTATTCCTGAAGGAGATTATATAGAATAAGAAATATGGCAAGACCATCGAAATAATAATGCCTATATTGGTCAGAAATACAAGAAGAGTATGAAAAGAAAAATTAGAAGAACAGGAGAGATAATAGACGTAATCACTTTCAGTAGCTCAACTACAAGAAGCGACCATGACAGAATACAGTTCTATGGTGATAATGGGAATGTGATAAGTGAGAGTTTAAATTTTTATCTCGATACCCTTCCTGTAAATGACGAAAACAAAGATGTAGACTGGGAGCAACGTAGATTCGATCTTATTAAGGCTTATTCTATTGAGTTTGTTAAAGCACAAAATAGAAAAGGTGAAATAGATTGCGGAGTATATGTACCAGATGTGGTGTCATGGTCTATAACTATAGCAGATAGAATCATAGAGGCGATGAGAGGAGTTAAAAATGCTTGATTTTAGAAAATACGAAAACGTACCCCGGTTTCAACTTGACCGCAGACCCGGCAGGAGCCGGCTGAAGCTAACCTGCCCGGCCTGCGGGAAAAGCCGGTGCCTCACCCCTTATATTGATGTGGCAACAGGTCAGGTTGTTGGAAACGAGTTCGGAAGATGCGATCATGAACGGACTTGCGGTTACGATAAACGACCTACCGGCAAGGATGTAGGTGACAAAGATCTTTGGATTTCGGGAAACAAGTGTATAAGAGCTTATCGTCCTCCTGTAAATCCTGACGTTGTAAATTACATACCTTTTAGCGAGTTTGAGAGGACTGTGGTTCCAGACGATAGAAACACCGTATTTAGATTTTTATCGTCTCTATGGGGAAAAGAAAGGGTATCTGATGTGTTCAGAAGGTATCATGTCGGAACAATGGACTTATGGGGATGGAAAGGGTGTTGTATATTCTGGCAGATAGACAAAGATTTTGTATGCAGAACCGGCAAGATCATGGACTTTTGTATAAAGACCGACAGCCAGGGGAATGAGATTGATGTAAAAAGAGTGAAGGAAAAAGACGGTGACAATGAGCGGCCTCATGTTATGTTTTATCACTCGTTGCATGCAAGAGACTTCTTGTTTAGACAATGCCTGTTTGGAGAACATCTTCTAAGCCAGTATCCGGATAAGGTGGTTAATTTGGTGGAATCAGAAAAGACGGCTATTATATGCGCTGTGAATAAACCAGATGAGTTATTTGTAGCTACCGGTGGGTTGCAGAATCTAAGGCCGGAAGTGATAGATGTTTTAAAAGATAGAAAGACTGTAGCTTTTCCGGACAAAGGACAAGCATTTGAGACATGGAGTAAAAAGATAGATGGGATGATGATGAAGTCAAGGATAAAAGTATCGGACTATCTTCAAAATGTTGAAAATGTAGGAGACGGAGATGATGTGGCAGATTTGATAATTAGTAACAAGATAAAAGAAAAATATCATGAGCCTGGATGTTTATATTAAGAACAAGAAGAAAGAAGAGGATCGTGAATGGGTTGCAAACATCACCCACAACATGAACAAGATGGCACAAAGAATATTCGTATCGGAAAATAAAGAAACGCTGTACGATTATGTTTGGAGACCAGAAGAATTGTATAAAGAAATATATACCAATGAGATGAAGAATGTACTTACAAAAGGTATATGTATTATGATCTCTAAGAGAAAAAGTCTTTTGAGATACGAGCCGGAAAACGGATGGGGGTCTTATGATTCATTTCTTAAGTTTCTTATCAAATACAAAGAGGCGTGTGAAGATCATCCGGGTTATATAATTGAAGCAAGTAGATAACAACATGGAAAATTATAAAAATACTTTAAATGAGGTAGTGGTGATCGAATCGTCACCAGAAACGTATTTTGTTTACGCTATTCGTAATGCTATTCGTATCTCTAAATGTGCGTATCCGACAGCTAAGAAAGTAATTTTCAAAAGAGAGGACGTAGAGGTAGAGATCTCAGAAATGGAAACTGAAAGCAGTTTGTATGAAAAGTTTAAAGAAAAACAAAAGAATAGGGTATGGAACTTAATGAGCGCCAACAACGGGTTTTAAGAGGCGAAATTTGTCCTTATTGCGGAAGAGAAACTGAGCTGGTAAATGCCGATAAAATATATAGCAGAAAAGGCTTAGGGATGGTTATGATGTGCAAACCATGCAACGCTTATGTCGGTGTTCATGAATCAGGGCCGAATAAGGGAAAAGCTAAAGGCCGGCTTGCGGGGCCATCACTGAGGTCTCTTAAGATAAGAGTCCATGCCGAACTTGACAGATTATGGTCTACGCCGGAGGAACGGGAAAGGATGTATAAAGATTTATCTGAATTTCTATCTATACCGGAAGAGTACACACATATAGGTATGTTTGGCGAGAAGACGATGGGAAAAGTCTTTCAGTTCTGTCATGTAAACAAAGAACGATCAGGTTCGAGAATAGAATGGCATAAGCCTGGAGATAAGTGCCCTAATAAGAACAATCAAATAGTGTCAGGAAGTAGCGCATGTAGAGGATGTCCTGAGTATCTCCATGATGAGAAAGATGGGTATGTCTGGTGTGATCCTGATATGAGCTACGGCAGGTTGAAATAGGGCGCGAATTGCCTATCTTTGTGCTATTATTAATCAAAAAAAATATAAGCACATGGGCAGATCAACAGAGTACTACAGGACTCATCCAGAAGCTAGGAAGAAAAAGGCTAAAAAGGACAAGGAGATAAATGCCAGACCGGAACAGAAAGCCAAACGCCGGGAGCTTGGTCGTAAAAACTACGAAACGGACAAGAAGAAGGGCAAGGGCTGGAGGAAAGGCAAGGATTGTTCTCATACCAAGAACGGTCTTAGGTATAAATCAGTAAAAGCTAATAGGGGATCCAAGTCGGATACGAAAGGTGACAAAAATGCAAGAGGAGATAGCAAATAGGATAGATATAAGAAGGATATTCAAGACCTCTAAACAAGTTATGGAAGAGGCGTATGAGAATATCTTGAAATACAGGCGGGGAGAGCTTATCCCCGCTAAAACCGGATACGATTATATTGATGAGGCTTTGCTTGGAGGTATTTTTCCTCAGCACGCTATTGCCATAGGAGCCCGGCCATCTGTAGGTAAATCGTATGTGGCCCAAAAGATATTGGAAAATGTGATGAATCCGATGATCAACCCGCAAGCAGAAGATTATTTTCTTGTTAATTGCGAGTTCGAAATGAATCCTCAAGATCTTCTTCTTCGTAGAATGAGCCAGGATATGAAAAAGCGAGCTCCTGAAATATTAAGAAGGCAAGATTCTAATACAGTAGAAGAGATGAGGATGTTTGAAATCCTTCAAGGTGAAATCAGGAATAATATAATATACATCGATGCTCCGTGTACGGTAAAAGAGTTTGAGGCGGCTGTGTATCATATAGCTACCAAACATAAAGACAAACGTCTTATAATATTTAAAGTCGATCATATTGCTTTAATAAAAAGAATGGGATTAGATCCTAAGTCGGCTATAGATGATTTGGTGGCGGTTATGAATGAGGCTAAATTAGTATATAAAAACATATTTTTCCTCATCATATCCCAATTCAACAGAGAGATAGAAGGAAGGATAAAAAGCCCACAAGAGCAGCCTCCGCGTCTTTCTGATTTTTACCAATCTGATACGCTGGGTCAGTTATGTACGTTAATGATAGGTTTGCACAATCCTCGTAGGTACGGACTGGATAAGTATATGATATTTGGGAAAGACTGGTATCAGACCCTTGATAGGTTTAAAACTGAAAACAAAACATCATTCAGGACAGCCGGGCTGGTGTTTCATCATATATTGAAGGTAAGGCAGGTTAGTATGGAAGAGCTTACTAACACAATCCACCCAGAGATTCTGCCGGGGCATGGATGGATGTACGGGGAGGGCGGGACGAAGTTCGTGAACCCTAACCAGCCGCCGACGCCGCCCAAGCTCTATACTGTGGAAGACGTTACGAACAATCAAGATCAAGAACAAGAGACAAAGGAAGAACAGTCAGTATATTAAAAAAAAGAAACGTATGAGACTTACTGTAGAAGAAAACGAATACCTGATAAGTAAGTTCCTTTTGGTTCTTACCGAATTTGCAGGGGATGAAAGAGAGATGTTTTTAATCAACTCCATACACGACAAGGCGGTGGCGGATATGAATTATCGTCTTCCGTCTTTAATAAGCAGAGAACGTAAAAGACGAGTCATTGAGCTCCTTAAAGAAGGGACCAGAATAATCAAGGACTTTTCCGGCTATGCAGGTGATATGGGTATGATTAACGAATACGATCGTCTAAAGAAAGAAATAGGAACCGTCCAAGATCAGCTTGGCGACGTAGAAGGTCAACTTCGGGCAGCCGGCGAAGTAATCAAGAAAGAGCTTGATATGATTGCTGACCGAATCAAAGAAGATCTTCTCGACCGAGAGCTGGCTAAAAGTAATGCCGAGGCTGAAAGAAAAGCCAAAGTGGATCTGAGATACGAAGTAGCTTTAGGTGACTACAAGGAGATGCTGGAAGTGATTTTTACAACCAGAAACAAGTATTCTACGGTAGATTCTGTACATGATGATCTTCGTCAGTCGGTATCTACCGGTAGAAATTCGATTATCAAAGAAGGATACAATAGTTAAAAAAAAGGAGGAAATATGGAAAAGAAGGAATTTAAAGTAGGAGAAGTGTTTGATGCCGGACTTGTAAGATTAAAATGTGTGGATGCTCCAGAGCCAGACTTAGGATGTGAAGGATGTATATTTAATGACCACATTACATGCGGGTCGGTAGATGTAGTCGCAGGCCCGTGTAATCACGTAGAGAGGGAGGATGGTAAGGATGTTATTTTTATTAAAGCTGATTAGGCATGTACATCAATTTCAGACAACTTGCAGCATCAGACATGACTCCTAATGATCTGGCTAATCTTCTTGCTATAAGACAGAAGGATACGGTTATGATCGAAGCCATGCTGGAAAAAGATGCTGGGAGGTATATAGAGCTTGGCCTGGTTGAGAAATTAAAATCAGGCGTGATGAGATTGACCAACAAAGGAACGTCTTTTGTGAATTATATAGAGACACCGGAAATAACGGACGAGGTCCTGGAAACGTTGAAGATTATGATAGGAATGTACGAATCATATTCAAAAGACATAGGTGTCAGCAGAAAAGAAGCGGAATCCAGATTGTGTTGGTTTATGGGTAACACCTCATTCAAGAAAGAGGTCATACTTCAGGTAACGGAATCTTATATAGCAGAGTCAGGAGATTATACAATGAGCTTATGTAACTTCATATGGAAACCGCCTTCTCAGGCTTTTTCAGTTCATATGAGCCTTAAAAATTCAAAGCTCTTTGACTTAATAGCTGAAAAATTTAAGATCGCTACCGAGCCTTATTTGGAGTCTAAGAAGAATAAGGAAATGGATTGGTTGTTTGCCGTATCTAAATTGCCTACGCCGCCGGCTAAAGGCAATCCGGATTATTTGTTTACCGGAAGTTCTGAAACAGACAAAGAGCGATTGAAAAACATAAAAACGTATTTGTTTAACAAAATTAGAAAGCAATGGAAAAAGTAAGAATCAGAAAGATAATAGAGGATATAATTATTACTCAGTTTCTTAATTCGGAAATAGATATAGTTCATGAAGAAGATGTGACGTTTAAAGAACTTGGATTAGATTCTGTTGATCAAATTGAACTGGAAGTGATGGTGGAACAAAAATTCAATATTGTTATTATTGATTATGATATGGAGACCATCAAAGATATGACTGATCTTGTTTACAAAATAATAACAGAAGGGTATGGGAAGTGACATAATTTTATGCATGGCTTTAATAGCGTCATTTGCTTTTGTTATACAGTTTTTGTTGTCGATATTAGGATCTGATCTGGATACGGATATTGACATTGATAGCGCTTCTGATTTAAGCATGTCTTTGTCGGACATCATATCATTCAAAGGCATAACACATTTTATTCTTGGATATAGCTGGACTACGTACTTTTCGGGTTCCCATTTAGTAGGGATCGTAATAGGGTCATTTTTCTTTATCGTTTTGTTTTACGTATATAAGTTACTTCTTAAGTTAAAACAAGAAATGGTGTACGAATGTCCGGAAGATTTAAATGGCAGAGAGGCGGAGATAGTATTTAGATCAGGTAAGAATCATTATATGGTAAATATTTCGAAAAATGGAAGACAGGAACAGATGAGAGTGAGGTGCTTGTCTGGAAAAAATTACAAAAACGGTGACAAGGTGAATATAAAATACGAAGAAGGAGAATTAAGTATCTAATTTTTTTTATCAACAATTAAATTTTAAAAGTTATGACAACAATCATGTACGTGTCAGCTATTTTAGCTGTAGTGATTATTTTGACAATCATCGGAGTCTTATCAAGGTATCGTAGATGTAAGCCTAATCAAGTCTTGGTCGTTTATGGTAAGACAGGTGGGGAAAAGAAATCGGCGAAATTATATCATGGTGGAGCGGCATTCGTCTTGCCTATTATTCAAAGCTATGATATTTTGTCTATGGAGCCTATGCAAATAGATTGTAGGCTCACCGGTGCTTTGTCGTCTCAAAATATCAGAGTGGATGTACCTACTACTATTACAGTAGCAATCAGCACAAATCCTGAAATTATGCAGAATGCAGCAGAAAGGCTTTTGGGGATGGATACTGAATCTACTGAAAATCTTATTACGGATATTGTTTATGGCCAAATGCGTTTGATCATTGCTGAAATGACGATTGAAAAACTTAATTCTGACAGGGATGAGTTTTTGGATAAGGCAAGAAAAAACATTGATAACGAACTTAATAAGTTAGGCCTTTACCTCCTAAATATCAACATCAGTGACATCAGAGACGAAGCCGGCTATATCATGAATCTTGGCAAAGAAGCTGAAAGTAAGGCCCTGAACGAAGCACAGGCTAATATCGAAGAACAGGAAAAGCTGGGTGCTATTAAGATTGCTGTACAGCAAAAGGAAAAAGAAACGGCTGTAGCTAATACCCAAAAAGAGCAAGAGATTCAAATTGCCTATACTGAAAAAGAAAAGGAAACGGTAGTAGCTGAAACAAAGAAAGAAAAAGAAGTAGCTTTGGCTTTAACCGATAAAGAAAAACAGATCGGTGTAGCTCAAGCCGATAGAGATAGGGCTGCGGTTATTGCAAAGACTTTGGCTGATAAGGAATCAGCGATCGCAAAATCTAAGGCAGAACTTGAAGTAAATAAAGCCGAGGCTGAAAGGATGGAAGAAGTCGGAAAGAACAAGGCTGAAGCTGACAAGGAAGCAGCTATAGCAATACAAAACTCTGAAGCTCAGATTAAGAAGGCTGAGGCTGAGAAAAATGCTTCTGTGGGCTACAACAATGCCCAGAAAGAGGTTGCTGTATCAGAATCAGAATTGCAGGTTATCAAAGCTCAATCAGAAAAGAAAGCCGGAGAAGAGAAAGTTAAATCGGAAGCGGCTGTGAAAACGGCAAAAGAGCTTGCTGATAAAGAAGTGGAAGAAGCTAAAGCTAAGAAGGTTCAAGCTGCGCTTAAAGCTGAAAAGATTGTGCCGGCTGAAATTCAGAAGCAGGAGGCTATGTTGCAAGCTGATGCTGAAGCTGAGAAGATCAAACGCCGGGCTGATGCCGAAGCAGCAGCACATTTGGCAAAAGCTGAGGCAGAGGCAAAAGCTATTCAGATGAAGCTGGAGGCAGAAGCCGAAGGTAAGAAAAAGTCGTTAATGGCAGAAGCCGACGGATTTAAGGCTATGGTGGAAGCAGCAGAATCCAATCCTCAGATCGCCATCCAGTACAAGATGGTTAATCAGTGGAAAGAAATTGCTGGAGAACAGGTTAAAGCATTTGAGCACATTAATCTCGGAAATATCACGGTATTTGACGGCGGTCAGAACAGTACCGGTAATTTCCTTAACAATGTTGTCAAGACCGTCGCTCCGGCATTGGGAGTCATTGATCAGCTTCCGATTGCAGATACTTTAAAGAAATTAAAAGGAGATGACAAAAAATAAATACAATGGCCCAAGGTTACACTTGGGCCTAATTGAAGAAATAAAAGCAGCATTCATAGATTTCCTGCCTGCGGGAACAGTGATTTTAAGTGCTTTACTAATTACGATATTTTTAACATGGATTTTGGACAAGATTTAGAACCAGAAGAACTGACCGGGCATTATGATCGGTGTTATAACCCCAAATAGTATTAACCCAATATAATTCTATTATAAAAGTTTAATACATCTCTTTCAGAGATCGGGTTATTAGCCTAAGCCTTGAAACAGAGGCTACGTTATTTGAGAATAAATAGTTACCAAGGAGACCGGAAGGTCTCCGAGGGGATGTATTAAAACATATGAATAGCTTTAAATATATTTAATAGAATATGAGATATGGAATTGATTTTGAAACAGAAGAAGAGGAGGATGAAGAGTATGACTGACGAGGAATTTGTATTGGATAATAAGAAAAAGATTATAGTAAGAAAAAGAATATCTTATTTAAACAAAGGGGATAAAGTGTGGATTGTGTCTTCCGACGGGTATCTGCTACACACGGACGTGGTTAGAGCCGAACGCGGACGGTCTTATGTGGATATAGACGGTATCCTGTATTGGAAACGAGGATTAGATGGCAAGCATCGTAATCGTAATAACTACATGCAGTTCGCCATGACGCCGGAGGACGGTAAGAAGTATGTCGTATATTACCCGGAAGGATTTAAAGACAATGACTTATGATGGTCCCGGAAACGCATTTGCTATATAAGGAGTTTAATGGCGTGAAACGTCTTGCCATATCTTATTCCCAGATAGATACGTTTCTTACTTGTCCAATGAAATGGTATAAGACTTACGTGGAGGGCAAAAGGTCTACGGAAAAACAAGAAGCTACGTCTTATGGTACGGTTATTCATAAGACACTGGAATACTTCTTCAAGAACGGAAGACAGCCTTCTGGCAAAGACCTGGGGGAAGCTATAAGTTACTATGCTTACCAAGAAGACATACCTTGGCAATCACCGGAAAATATGATGATAGCCATGAAGCAATCTGGAGAGCTTCTTGCTTGGATTGTGGATCTGTTCAAAAAAGACGGCAATAGGTTTATGATAGCTGATGGTGATCTTAATCCCTGCGAGAAACTTATCAGACACGGCGCTATAGTTGGAGTCGAAGAAGATTTTGTGCTGCCGTACCGTCTTCCTAAGCCTGTTAACATAAATGGAGTAATTCATACTCATGTGTACATAGTAGGATCGGTAGACCTTCATCTGGCTATAAAAAGCAAGAACGTAGTTCACCATTATGTCATAGATTGGAAATCAGGTAATAAGGTTTTTGATTCTAAGAAGTTGGAAACGAATTTACAGCATCCTATATATTCATTTTACATCTATAGAAAATATGGTGGAGTTCTACCAGATATGAACATCTATTTCTTTACCAGAACCAGACAATACCAAAAGGTTAAGGTGGATGAGGAACGTAAAACAAAATCTATAGAGATGCTAAATGACACTTTGTCTAAAATGTATGATTTTGAAGATAATAGTGTAAAATCATTTCAAGCGTACATCCAGGGAGCAGAAGGAGCCAGGTATAGCAAGCGGCGTGCCACCCTAAGCCAGCCTGTTTCGCAAAACAAGCTACCCTGCCCGTCAGCACTGTGTTATTATTGCGACTTTGGATTACATAACAAAAACGAATGCCCTTTCTCTTCGGATTGGGATCCGTCTAAAAAGATAAAACGATGAAATACGAGGACGTTCAAAAGTTAAGAACAAAATACCGGCAAGATCCGGAAGTTATAAACGTAGAATACATGAGAGACGTTGCTGTAAGATGCGGGAATTTCAAGAAAGCGTTTGAGCTTCAGGAAAGACTGAAGGATATATGGTTTAACTACTTAAAAGAAATACAATGAAAGAAGCATTGATAGCAGGAGCAGCGGTCTTTTTATTATCATACTTGTTTGTAACGATTCTTATAAAAATAAGCAGGGTAATAGATCGGTATAAGATGAAGAAGAAGACCGACAAAATAAAAGTTGGTCAAAGATACGAATACAAAGGCTACTTCATGGATCCATTTGAAAGAGGCAAGCATATAATCAAGATATTAGATATAAAGGAAGGGTACGCTCTGTACGAGTACGGAAAAAGCCCAAGTTTGTTATGTTCTATGGAGCTTGAAGATATTGTCGAAAGATATGTTTTAATTACTGATATAAAATAAGGGATTATGGAAAAGAAAGTCACAATCAAAGAAGGGATGGATATTTTTTACAAAAATGCAGGGAAAGGTATATGGGTCTATATTGGACTTTTTGGAAATAAAGTGCTATCCATTTTAAAAAACAAAGGTGTTATTGCATGCGAAAACGATGCTGAATATTGCGTGTTGATGGATGGAGAAGATCATTTCATAAGTATAGCAAAAGACATGAGTCACGACTATTGTTGTGAGTACGTTGTAGAAAGAGCAGAAGCCTACAGAGATTACCCCTCCAAAGGTGCTACATGCAGTGTATGCCTGTTTGAAGATAATGAGAATAAAGCAAGGGAGATGTTGAAAGAGGCGATAATAGAACTTTCAAAAAATAATATAATAGATTGTGATGGGCTTTGAACTTAGACCTTACCAGAAAGAAGCAGTAGATGCCGGGCTTAAGTTTCTTACAGGAAGATCTAAAAAGCCTGGCATAATAGTAGCCCCATGCGGAGCGGGTAAGAGCCTTCTGATATCCAAGATAGCACATGAGATAAATAGACCAACGTTAGTATTGCAGCCATCAAAAGAAATTCTGGAGCAGAATTATGCTAAGGCTGTATCGTTTGGCTCCGAACCTACTATATACTCTGCCTCATGTGGCGTAAAGGAATTATCGGCTATGACTTATGCTACACTTAAAAGCATAAAGAAAGACGTAGCAAGGTTGAAAGATACAGGGATAGATACCTTATTGATAGACGAATGTCATTCAGGATATTCTCCTGAAGAAGGTTCTGAATTTATGGAGTTTATGAGCGAGTTTCCCGAGGCGAAGGTGCTGGGCTTCACCGCCACTCCCTGCCGCCTCAGAGCCTACAGTTCCATGCTGGAAGGAAACTATAGCAAACTTAATATGCTGACAAAAGACGAGCATAACTTCTTCAAGAAGTTAGTTCATGTAATACAAATACAAGAGCTAACTTCTCAAGGTTTTTGGTGTCCACTTAAGTACGAACGATGGTCATTTGATGAATCGGCTCTGATGTTAAACAGTACCGGAGCCGAATATACCAACGAATCTATTAAAGAAAGCATCGTACGAAATGGCTTAAACAACTCTATCTACAAGCGTCTTCTTCAGCTTATGAACGAGCGTAAAGCCATTTTGGTTTGTATGGATTCTATCGAATCATGTAATAGAATATCAGAGTTTATGAATGCCAAAATGGGAGCCATAACAGGTGTCGTAACATCGCTAACAACCAAAAAGAAAAGAGAGCAAATCATATCAGATTTCAAAGAAGGTAAGTTGAAGGTGGTTTTTAATTATTCAACGCTTGCTACCGGATTTGATTTTCCTGAACTTGATTGTGTGATGTTTGGTCGACCGACTTTCTCATATTCAACGTATTACCAAATATTAGGCCGCGCCGTCCGCATCCATCCTGACAAGAAAGAGGCGCTGATTATTGATTGCTGCGACAACATGAGGCGTTTCGGTCGGATAGAAGACTTGACAATCGAGCAATTCCCTTCTAAGGGCTGGTGTATGTTTGCCGGAGATCAACTTCTGTCCAATATAAGGATGGGTGATATTATTACCAAAGACGAGATCCTTCGCCGGGCAGCCTCGCTTAAATCTGTGAATGGAGATGGTAGGAGAGAAGACGATCTTGACAGTATAATAATGTGGTTTGGAAAATATGAAGGAATTAGATTCAAGGACATACCGGTGTCGTATTTTAGGTTCTTGGCTGAGAATATGGCAGTAAAACCAGGAGATAGAAAAGAAAAGATTATCGAATATTATAATAGGATAAAGGCATGAACAACAAGAGAAGAAAAAAAATATCGGATGTTATTAACAATGTAAATAAGTATAAAACGGATTTTGAATACATCAAATCAAAGTTGTCAGAGTTAAAGCACAACATAAATTCAGCCAAAGATGATGTTGATATGATTTTAGACGAAGAGACTGAGGCGAGAGATAATATACCTGAATCGTTACAAGACTCAGAAAGATATTGGGAATCAGATCAGGCTGTAACTTATATGGAGGAGGTGGTTGATGACATGGAAGGTATTATAAATGATTTAGATGATGTGATTTCAACCATAGATGGGAGCATTAAAACTATAAATGGTTCTATTAAAGTAAATTTGGAAGGAATAATATAAATGGAAACAAATGAATTAAGGGAAATACTTAAATTGTATGGTCTTCAACATGATGTTGTTATCAACAAGAGTTCAAGAAGGTATTCTATTATCTTAGATAATAACATAATAGGAACCAATCACGACAAAGAGAGGGTGGTTGTGTTCCGTCCTATACCGGAAGGGAAAAACACATTCTGCATGGAGCGAGATAGGTTCTACACGGAGTTTGAAGAAGCTTTTGATGACGATAAAGCCATAGAAGCCGTAAGACAATATTTTGAAAACAATAAAACAGAAAGTCATGAACGAAAACGAAATATTTAGGTTGAAGGGCAGAATAGCCATATCTAACCTATCACGTGAGGATAAGAACATGATAAATAGCATCCTTGATGGTGTCAACAAAAAGGATGAAGAGGAAAAAGGATATGTCTATACCGTGAGAGTAAAACTAAACAACGGAAAGGTTGTACATGCTACTTTATTTTTTAAAAGCAAGACAGGTTCCACATTTGAAGAATTAAAGAAGGAGCTTGATGATATGGGAGTTAAAGATGATGATTATAGCAATAACGGCATAATTATCATTAACCGCATTGTTATGAGCGGAGAAGAATTTGATCGCTTTATAGGCGAAGAAGAAAAATAATGGACTATATCATTATACTAATTGATTAAAACAACGATAAAACGATGGAAAAAATGGACAATAATACTAAAAACATCCTTTATCCAAAAGGATCTATTTTTCAAACACTGAAAGATGATAAGATAGATAAAAACACTATAATATACAAAGGATCTTTAGTGACTTCAGCAACAAACATAAAAGAAAATGACAAGTTTGCTGAAGTTTATTACAATGGAGACGCAATTATTATAGAAACAGACATTATGGAACTTATTCGTGTAGGAGATCCAGAAAAAAGTACTTCAATAAAATCAGTGAAAAATGACATCATTGACGACAAACTACGATGGGATTTGCTTCCGATGGAAGAAATTGAGGACATTGTAAAAGTCTATCATGCCGGAGCCAAAAAATATGGGTCTAATAATTGGCAGAATCTTGACAACGGATTTGAGCGGTATCGAGCTGCAATGTTTCGACACCTGATGAAATACATGAAAGGAGAAAGAGTGGATTCCGATACAGGATGTTTTCATCTTGCACAATGTGCATGGAACTGCATAGCTATGCTGTGGTATGACAAGCATGGAAAAGGGTTGATACCATTAAATAAGGAGGAAAAGAAATGACAATAGAACAACTAAATTATTTATTAAGAAAAGAGCTTTATGCTATAAAAAAACATAAAGACAATATTGATAGAATCAAAAAAGAATATTTTGATTCCAATTATGGGTTAAAAGAAGGAGATAAGATCCGTATTTTACACGAAACAGGAGATGAAATGATAGGCTTCTTGAAAAAAGTTGAAGTATGTGAAGACGGAGATCTGTACTTGACAATCCAAAAACAAAACGAAAAAGGTGACAAAGGCAGAGGAACATGGAATATGTATCTATCATCAAAATCAATTAAAATTGAAAAATGTGTATAATGTCATGAGAGTGTTAAGTTTATTTGACGGAATGTCATGTGGTCAAATAGCGTTAAAAGAAATAGGGATCACGCCTGAAGTATATTATGCGTCAGAAATAGATAAGTTCGCTATTAAACAAACGCAATTAAATTTTCCTAATACGATACAAGTAGGAGATGTGAGGGATTTAAATGTAGAAGATCTTGGACGCATAGATCTTATTTTAGCCGGCAGCCCATGTACGGATATGTCTTTTTCTGGAAAAAGAAAAGGGTTGTCTACCGTAGAAGGAATAGAAGTCAAATCACTTAATGAGTATCTTGAATTAAAAAAACAAGGATTTGAGTTTGCCGGTCAGTCTTACTTGTTCTGGGAGTTTATTCGTATTTTGAATGATGTAAGAAAAACTAATCCTGATGTGTTGTTTCTTCTTGAGAACGTTAAGATGGGAAAGAAATGGGAGCCGGTATTCGATGATGCTATAGGGTGTAAGGGCAATCATATTAATTCAGCACTTGTTTCAGCTCAAGTCAGGAAACGTATTTATTGGACTAATATTCAAGACGGCATTATTCCTCAACCTGAAGACGAAGGTTTGACCATAAGTGATATAGCTGAATATGAAGTAGATGAAAAATATTACTTATCTGAAAAAGTTTTAAACAATTTAGCTTTTCACTTAAAAAGAAATCACGACAAGGGAAATTATTATGGAGCTAATATTAAAACAAAAGATGAAAAATCCAATACTGTTACCGTAAAGGGTAAATACACGTACGATCTTATTTGTGTAGCAATGAGAGGTAGGAATCCAGAAAAACCTACATGTAGAGAATCTGGTCTTAAAACAGTTCAGATGATTGAATTTAAAAACGATAGAAAATCCAATTGTCCCACAACAGTTCAGAAAGATAATCTTATTTTCCAAATACCAAGAGGATTTAACAAAGGTGGATTTCATGAAGATAAGGCTCCAACATTATCTTGTAATTCATATGATAGAAACAATTTTATCATACAGAGAGCATTACATGGCGATTTCAGAATAAGAAGATTAACCCCTACAGAGTGCTCCAGGTTACAGACTGTACCAGATTGGTATAAATGGGAATGCAGCGAAACCCAACAGTACAAGATGTTGGGAAACGGGTGGACTATTAAAGTTATTGAACATATACTTAAAAGAATAAAAGAATCATGATTAGAGCAAGATTTTACATTAAAAAATCCGACTGCGATAACGACTACCGTCCAGTCAAATGGCCTATAAAATATCCATATTGGTGTAGTGCAGAATCCAGTAATTCATTTGTATTGGTGGCGTATGCTGAAGATGAAGACAGCATAAAAGAACTGTGGCCGGAGGCGTATGATATTAATGTCTTAGAGAAAGATACCGAAATTAGATTCACATTAAGATTCCCTAAGCCGGAATGGTATGAATTGTACGAAAGGGAATTAGAAGAATGTGATAGATTTATATGGGTTACGGATGCGTGCCTGAGAGACGGTATAATAAGAAAAGTAAAAGCTAAAATAGAAGAGTATGGTGGTCTTTTGTTAGCTGACATTCCTGATAGGTTCACTCCTTATGAAATAGGAAGGGATGCTTTTGAGAGCAAAGAAGAAGCTTTAAAACATGCAGAGGAACGGAGAGCGCACCTGATCGAATCTATTAAGAAACAATTGAATGAACTTGAAAATCTAAAATTTGAATGCGATGATTAATTACGCAGCAAAAGCCAGAAAAGCTTATTTGATAAATAAGGTGATTATATACAACTTTACACTACTACTAAAAAATAATCATTGACCAGCACATCTTACAACCTCATAACAATATTCATAAAAATGTTGTTATGGGGTTGTTTGCATTTCCAAATATCTATATCTTTGCCCTCACGTATTAGAGTTAAGACGTAGAAGCGTTAAGATATTATCCGGCATTGAAATCTGGACAATTTCATCGAACAGGATAATAGCAAATGTTTCTACGCCTGTGTTGTTGTATATCACTTTGCTTAATACAAAGGGCAAACTATATACCAGCATAAGGCGTGGATCTATTGTGTATTATTGTTTGATGGGCAGTCCAGAGCCTCAATGTCATAATATCCAATAGTCTCCGCGCTTTTTTTATTTGTTAATCTTTCGAAGGAGGCAGAAAGAGCAAAATTATTTCATATGAAAAAGTATCTATTATTGTTAGTTGTTCTATTTAATAGGTTCATGGGGAGAGCAATTCCCCGCAGATGAATTTTTCGAACTCACATTTTATAATGACGATACAGGCGTAATGACTGTATATTACAATGAAGGCAAAAAGAAAAGCCCAGATCCTTTCACATACTCTTTTGATAAAAATACAATGAGGTTAGTCATTGTATTTGATAGTGACCCTGAGCCACCTATTGTTTATGATGTAAAGGCGTCAGAAGGTTGGCTGAAACTTGATTGTATATCTGGTGATTTTGAAGATTTCTCAATGTACAAAATAAAGTAATACGAAACAATATGATAGTAAAAGCGGTGGTAACTTAGTTTATCACCGCTTTCTTTTTATAAATCAATTAATTATTCACTTTTAAAATTAAAAACATGAAAACAATTGAATCCAGAAAAGAAATTATTGAACAAAGACTTAATGAGCTTTTTGATATAAATGATAAGAGAAAATTTTCTAAAGAAGAACATGAGGAATTTGTAAAATTGACAAATGAACTTCATAGTAACTATGGAAAAACAATTATAGATACTTCTATTTCATTTCAACTATAAGAGTTCTGTTGGATAAAACTGATTTCTAAATCCAAAGGGAAATCTGTATTTATCTTATCAGAAACATGCAAATAAAAACACAGCATAGGTGGATTTTTAATATTAATACCATTATTGAGTTGTAACCAGCTAGCTTGATGTATAAAATGCTGATACAAAAATTCAGTAACAAGTCCTTTTAATTCTTCTTTATTACATGGATTTGAAGTTTGAATATTATATGTAGCAATATATGTATGTAATATACGTTTATTTTCATTACAATAATAATCTATAGGAGACATATTAGAGTCAATTTTTATACGATAATTAACATTAATACAATTTACAGTTATTTTAGTAGAAAATTTACCAGAACAATTATCTCCTGATTCCAAACATTCAACTGGCTTTGTTTTATCTTCATTATTTATCACATATCTATAATGGGATAAAAATGTTATTTCTCTATTTTCCATGATATTAGTATTATTAAGTTAGACAATCCTCAAAAATAGAAAAGAATCAGAAATTTAACAACAAAAAAAAATAATTCAAAATCAGATATTCGATGAATTTAATTGATTTTTAGTTGGTTATATGAATATATTTTTGTATTTTTATAATCCAATATAAAGATAAGAAGTATGTTCGATTTTAAATCACTTCCTGAATTTTCAAAATTGTTCCCTGATGAGCAAGCGTGTATAGCCTTTCTTGAAAAAGAAAGGTGGGGAGATCACGTTGTTTCTCCTTTTGATCCGGAATCTAAGGTGTATAAATGCAAAGGAAATAGATACAAGTGTGAAAATACGGGTAAATATTTCAATGTTCGTACAGGAACGATTTTTGAAAATTCGAAAGTCTCATTACGAAAATGGATGTTGGCTTGTTATTTTGTTGTTGAAATGAAAAGAGGAGTATCATCTTTACAGTTGTCTAAAATCGTGGGAGTAACACAGAAAACGGCTTGGTTTATGCTTCAACGTATTCACAATTGTTTTAATATTGAAATAAAAGAGCCGTGTTTGAAAGGCGAGATTGAAGTGGATGAAACTTATATTGGTGGCAAAAACAAGAATAGACATAGTAAGGATAAAATTAAAGATGCACAGGGGAGATCTTTAAAAGATAAAACCCCTGTGTTTGGGACACTCCAACGAGAAGGATTTGTTGTCGCTTATGTCGTTACAGACACAAAAGGTAAAACCTTACTTCCTTTGATATACAATACCGTTCATCCTAATTCTACCATATATTCTGACGAATGGTATGCGTATAACGGGATCAACAAAGAAAAGTTTGATCATCAAAAAGTATATCACAAAAAGGGAACGTATGTAATAGGCAGAAGATCAACAAACACAATCGAAGGATATTGGAGCCATTTGAAGAAAATGATTTCTGGAACCCATTTCTGGGTGTCGAGAAAACATCTTCAAAGATATGTAGATTGCGAATCTTTCAGATATAACACGAAACATCTATCGGAATCTGAAAGATTCGATGTATTTTTGCAGAATACCAAACGACGATTAAGGTATTCACAACTAAAGAAAATTACGGCATGAAAAAAAATAAGAAATTCACAATATCAACCACTACTACGATCAGAAGTAGTAAAAGTGGAAAATTAGAGAAGGATATGAAGAGAATAGCTAAAGGTGTATTTAGCTATAATCCCAAAACAGATCCTAACGACCCTCTTTTTGATAAAACCACCTCTAAAAAAGGTGGTAACGAAAAAGTATTTTAACCATATAAAACAGAAGCCGGATATACGTTAATCATTATCCGGCTTCTGTTTTATATAGATGGTGTAAAGTTGTATATAATCACCGAAACTTATTTCATGTTCTGCTTATACAAGAAAAGATGGTAACTACAACAATCCCCAACCATACAATAGGCGTACGGTTGGGGATTGTTGTCATATCGTAAAATTAAGTGTTTTTTTTAATATCAGATATTCAGTATGAACTTTACTTCCGCCATCATCTATCAAGTCCAAATTAATATAAGCTGTATATGATACATGATAATCACCAGGATCAAGACGTTTCATATATGATAAGAACATAGAATTTAAACCTTGGCCAGACCATGATTCTGGATATGGCAAAGGTTTAAAGTCGACGTCTGTACATCTTACAACCCAAGTAAGATTAGGATCTGCCCTAACTATTCTATCATGAGGTCCATCAATTACAAGATCTGGCATCTTATATTGGTAACTATCATAATTAAGGACAATAGGATCACCAAAGTTTACACCGTATATAGCAGCAGGTGGAGTAAAGCTTGTTATTAAAAAGGTTCTATTAATCCTATTGGTTGTTCTTAGCGTAAACTCATCAGGTGCTATCACACTTACTCTAAATCCATAATAAGGAGAGGTTGTTAAAGCAATAGCAAGAACCACCGAATCCTGTTCAAGCAATTCCTCTGTCGTATCAACCTGACTATCGATCTCTTGCCTATCTTCCATTGGAACACCGCCTTGGACACTTATGGAATCCAGCCGTTCTTTTTTAGACAGAAAGATAAATTGCCCGCCCTGTGGAATGGTGCCTACTTTCTTTCCTTCTACGATTACCCCTCCCCCTATACAATTGCTAACTATCTTATACTCATATAGTTTAGCATTATTTTCAAATCTTCTTCTCATAATTTCATAAAATTAATTCGGTAAAGGGGCGGACATAACGTGGATTACTCCTTGTACTTGTATCCAAATGATCTCCTTGGATGTTTATATCATAATACCACGAATAGGTAAATTGTGTAGATTGAGTGGATGTCCACATTTTATTACTCATTATCGTACCTCCTACCATTAAAAGACATTCGTTTATTTCATTCGCATACAATGATATCAAAAAAAACTCTCCGGCGCCACCTACATATCCATTTTGACCATTTTTAAATAAATAGCTATTAGCTTTATTAAAAGCGTAATTTTCATTACTGGTATCATATTCAAGATACGCATTCTGATTTTCACGCCCCCAATAATCCTTTTTAACGGTCTCCATATAAGAACTATTTTGTGCAAATACATTGTCTACTCTTCCATCCTTACCCCAACTAAATGTGCCAATATATTCGGTGGCTATAACAAAACACACTTTATCTACAAGAGCTATTCCATTGCATAGATCATTGGAATATCCTTTATTAGACCAATTTTCTTTTGTATATAATCCTCCATCTACATGTTGGATGTATATGCCTTTATTGATTATAAGCGAGGGATTTACCCCCATCCCTATTTGAAATCTTCGTCTCATGATTTTTGTTTGCAAGATAGCAATAATTGACAACATAAAAGAAACCGGTTCCCTATCATCTCTGACTGAGAACCGGTAAGAAAACAATTTCAGAAAAAATTTAACCTACATAATCTTTCAAGTAAGAACAAAAAACGTACAATCTACTCTTTGACGATGCTAATATAACATATTGGAATCATACAAAAACAATGCAAGTCCGATATTCTTCGTCTACTTGTAGCTCACATCATCGTCTCCTTCTGAATCAGGAGTGGCACCGATGAAAAACATCATTGACTTGTTGTTCGTCTGCTGCCACCAGTTATAGGCACGTGCTACGTCTTCCGGCGTCTTGATATTATACCATTGTTTGATAAACGTCTGTTTGGCGAGTTGCCTAAATAACTTAGACTCTCCCTTGTATGTACCGGATGTTACTTTATCAAGTGAATAATTCCTAAGATCGGTAAGATCCTTCAGTTTTCGCCCCATAACAAACGGATCGTTAATGATATCTACCACGTTAAGCTCCATAATAAACGGCATCTGTGAAGCTATTTCGTTTATGGTTCTGAATCCGACATAGGATCCAAATTGAGTAAGCCAACTTTCTTCGTTTTCATCATCATCACGCCATCCGGCAAGAAGCATAGATACGGCCTGCATGATAAGGAACGTGCCGGCATAGACACTGAGACGTTTGAGATTGGTTTTTTCTACCTCATTCATATTGTCTTTATTTTCGTTCCAGGCATCTATGATGTTTTTCATACCAGACTCGGAAGCCAGGCTAAATGTTTTGGCTATCATATTCTTTAACGTAATTGACAACCCTTCCTCTTCTTGCATTGTCTGGAAATTGAAGCCACGTCTTTTCCACAGACGTTGAGCCGCCAGCACCAACCATCCTCGGTGGGCGGTCATGAACCTGGCTATCCAGTTGCGCGATGCGGCAGTTCGGTTTTCTTCATTCAAAGATCCGTTACATATCTGTGACAAGCTACGAACCTGATTTCTGGTTATAGCCATCTGGGTTTCAACTTCCTCAACAGTAACACCCGATCCGGGCTTTACAACCACCTTCCCATCCACGACATCTACCATACTCCATAAAGTACGATCTTTTAATGCGTTCCATTCTCTTTTTATGGTACTCTGTTCTTTATTACGTTCTTTTTCCATCTTGAAATCTTGGAACGTATAGAACCGGCCTTTGTAATAACGAACATTGTCCATAGTAGCAATCATAACCTGCGGATCAAGAGGGTAGTTCAGGATTTCCATAAAAGCATACATAGGCGAACGCATTAAGGTCCTGGCCGCTCTATTGTATCCGGCACCATACATACGATTTCGGATATTGAATATCCCCATTCTCTCACCTATGACATATAATTTGCTTTTTCTATCTATGTCTCCGGTTTCTGCTATACAAGATGGAGCAAGGCGTGAAAATTCAGCCGATGCGTATTTAAGGGAGTCTTTGCTTATATACTGTCCTACGGCAGATTCCATGATGAGGTTGATATGACCTGTTAAGGCGCCGGTAGCTGCCACAAACGGAGACAGCGCCAGGTTCATAACCGACATAAATCTTTCAACGGCCATCATTATCCTGGTAAGGTCTACTGTGTACCCACCGATGTTCACCGTAAGTTTTTTGGTGTTCATCCTAATGCCATAATAATGATCGTTGAAGAAGTCCCTGAACATCTGATATGCTTGGGTTGCTTCAGCCTTCTTACCGTCCTCAAATTGTTTATTCAGTAACATCTGCTCCAGTCCTTGGGCAAGCTCTATAGATTTCTGCTTTTCGTTGTATAATGATGATTGCATCATAAGCATCGAATAAGAGTAACTAAAATCATGAGATACGTCATCTTGGTTCTCTAATTCATATATGTAGTATTTAGGTATGAACCGAACCCTATCTTCCGGATCATATACCTCACCCTGGCGTGTTTTACCATACAGGGAGTCATCTACGCGGTCAAGACATAAGTCGGATACGAAGTTCCTGACCGTACTTTTAAGGCTGATACCTAACCCTTCTATACGTTCTATATCTTGTTTGGATATCTGTGGAATAGCATACAGGTTCGGGCTCTGCTCTTTGTATAGATCAAGGGATTGTCTTTTTATTTCCTTGAGTTTTTGAATCATATTCCACTGCTCTACGTTTTTAGTAGCAACCTCATTACCATCAGCATCATATTTGATACCAAAGTCATTGAGATACGATTCATCACGATACAGGCTTTTCTTAGGCATGCGATGACCATACCCATGATCTTTTACATAATCAGGATTACGACCGCTATTTTCGGCTTCAGATTCAGCCACCCATGCCCTTGCAGGGTCGAAAGACAGGTACGATATGTCCATGCCATAATCTTGTGTGGATGTCCCATTCTGTACGTCCTTAACCATCTGCGCTACATCTATCTCACCTCGACCGATTTTGTCGATCATAGCCGCATATCCAGTAGGCGCCATGCGTTTATAGTACGAAAAGACCTGGCTCCTGGCAAATTCATTAACGATATCGTTCACTTCAGCTACTCCGTTATCGTGTCCAAATATGTCAGACATCTTAGCTCTAACCGCATTCCTAAAATCTCTACGATCTAGCTTTTTATCTATTCCCAATTTTTCTGACAAGTAGTTGGTTTCAGAGACGGTAAACATATATCTGTTATCTTGAGCCATGAATAACTTATCTCTAAGAGCCTGAATCCTTTTGGCTTTTTTGGCAGTAGTATGACGCTGTGCAAACTGCCATTCAATTTCCTTAGAGTCAGCAAGAGCATTTAAATAAGACTGATTTACTTCGTTTTCAGCCTTACTGCTTTTAGTAAGGTATTTATCAATATCTTCAAGACCCACCATCTTAGCATAATCTATCAAAATAGCGTAATCGGCTTCAATAGCTTCAGATGCGGCCCTAAAAGCATCTCTTTCAGATGAGGTAAATGTTGCTTCATTGATTTCTCCGATATCAGCCACGTCACGGTTGTTGCCGATTATTTCCTTGATAATAGCCTTATTTTTTTCTATATCTTTTACAATCGAATCCACGTCAGTTGCATCTCTATCACTTGTCGTAGAACTAATGATATCATGCGCCATTTTAAGATATGAAGCCTTGTTATTTGATTCGGTACGCGCCGACTGTTCTGATTCTACATCATTCCAAAACCGATCGTTGAATGACAGGTGACCCCCCAACATAAGCGTCTTCAGCGCAGCTTCCCCTCCAGACTCACGCTGAATCGTTCTCAATCTTTCCAAAAATGATTCTGATACGGCATTAGTGACATTATTTGATTCTTTTCTCCAAACTTCATTTATGGCTTGTATTTCTTTAGCCATCTTAAGTTGGTCGCCGGTTTTTTCAACACGTCTGGTACCAACATATATGTATTCCGAAGCTGCTTCCTTACGTTGTTTACGAAGCAGTCCTTCTTCTTCGTAGTTACTACTCTTATAGTAAGCAACCTCATCAAAATTACCACCGCTATCAATAAAAGGCTGCCTCAGTATTCGTTTTTGCCGGGAAAGAGCATTAAGATATTCTTTAGTTGTTTGAGAAACTGGATGCCCCAATTCTTCTTCAGCCTTTTTGTATATGGATTCCATTCTTGTGGCATAACTTTCACTAAATTCCAATTCTGAATTTTCAGCATCCCACTTTTCCATCTGTTCTGTATAGATCTTTTCCTGCTCGATGGTGAAAATATCAGTATTAACCCTATCGGACGATGGTTTAAATTTAGCGTTTTCAGTAACCGTATTTCCGTCCTTGTCAACTACTTCTCTTTTAAATACGTAATTACGATTATTATCAACCACATCATTGATTTCTTCTTCTGATATTTCTATGTTCATGACAGTCGCGAACGCACGCATCTGTGCCAGTTTCTTATTACGATCGTATTTAGCCATATCAAGAGCACTACGAAGGTAATTAGAAGTTTTGCCGTCTACTTTCTGAAGCAGTTTTTCAAATTCAGATTTGTTAAAACCATGCTTTTTAGCATATGCCAGGAAGTCGGATATGGCGGGCTGGGCATTCACCATCGCATTGTAATTGTCTTTGGCAATCATAGCTCCAAGAGCGTTATTGAACGGACTGGAAGAATGCTCTAATATACCGAACCACCTACTTATCCAAGAAACATCGTGTTGAACCTTGTCAAAAAATTCTTTTACTCTCTTTACCTTATCTGCCGGCACATGAAGTTCGTTCATTAACTTATCAAGCAACGTGCTTTCATCAAGGTCTTGTACTGATTTAATATCAGACTGAATACCATTGATGTCGGCAATGACGGTATTGATCCTATTTGTATAATCCTGCTTTTCACGTTCATCAAATTCGGTACTTCTGTTACGGATATATCCTCGAAGATCGTTCATGATCGGAAGAACCTGATTGTTGATAATATCTACGTTCTTTCGATCATTGGTATTGAAGTGAAGTTTACCGTCTTTGGTATCACCATGAAGGATGGTGTTCACCACATTACTTAAGTATCTGACCTGAGCTTCGGCTGTGGAGATCATGCTGTTCATGGCAGCCGCCATCTCATTCTTGTCTATTTCGGTCTCTACCTTATTTATCTTATCTTCTATGGTCTTAAGCTGAGCAAGAGTCATAGACGTAGTTACAGCCCTATCAGAGCTTATCTGACGTAAGTCTCTTAACGTTTTTCTCAATGCCCGGATCTTAGACTCAAGAAACTTGTTCTTGTTCATAGAAGAAAGGGAGTATAATGTAAAGTCATTATCCTTTAACAGAGAGGTGTCAAATCCTTTATCTATGTCAGTAATGGCAAGATCACGAATGTTTTTAATAACGTTATTCAAATCTTGTCTTTGGGTTGATAAAGCTGATTTAAGCCAGCTTACGATTCCAGAGAGAAGCTGCCGGACGCGCCCCAGGAAGGAGGTGGGCTCTACCGGCGCCTGTGCTGTGCCGGTCTGCATCTCCCTGGCGAGGATCTTTCCAAGAATTTCTCTCCTAACAGCATTATCAAGCTCAGCTCCTTCATATACCTTACCGTATGTATTATAATACTGACCTGCATACTGGTTCCACTCTTCCGTACCTTCTACATCTTGCAGAACAGCCTCAACAGCATTCTGATCTCTGTACGCCTCTACGAGAAAGTGTGCTGTTTCTTCTACTAAATCAGATAAAGTAGCATCTTCACCAACTGCTATTACGTTATTGGCAATATCCGCCAATGCCTTAGCAGAAGGTTCATGCCCGTATTTGGTTTGGTACTTCTCTATATAGTCGGTCATACCTATGACACTAACGCCAAGAGTTTTCAGTATCTCGACAATAGAATTTCGTTGATCACGTTCCTGCCTGCTATAATCTGATACGATCTTAGCTTTAGTATCAGCATAAAGATCGTTGTCTTCTAATATGAACGAAACTACAAGCGCATCAAAATGATCGTACTTAGCATCCAATTCATTGTATCTTCCAGACTTGAGATCGTTCTTTATCTGTTCCCTACTAACCCTTTCCGTCCCTCTGGTAGCGAGTCTCATAGTTACCTTACTATTATCCAACGAGCTTATGGTTATCATACCCTGGTCGTTCATGGAAACATCGGAACCAAAATGATTACGGAGCTCGGTGTAGGATAAGGCTGAATTGAAAAGTCTAATTTGTCCTGTATGCCCTTCTCCTGTAAGATAATAGCTTCTTGTTTCCGGATCGAATATCTTAGATCCGGACAAAAGACCTTTCTTTATAAGGTAGTTAATTATACCGCCTTTTGTTGATAAAGAAGTAGAAGCGGAAGCGGTCATGACCGGTATAAAAGACTTGGGATTATTAAGAACATACTTTCCAGCCTTGTAAGTAATGTCTGCCACGCCATCCCAGGCAGATTCTTGAACGGTGCCGGATAAGAATCCTATTCTAATATCATTCCCGCCAGAGCGAAGAGCTTCTCCGTAATCTTCAAATAATTGATTACGATCGTTCATGAAAAACAAACGAGGCTCTCCGGTCTGATACGTTACACCCACAGGATTAGAATCTGTCTGTGGTAACTCTTCTGGGCTAAATATCTTAAGACCGTCTTTTATAACCATATAATTAACACCCTTATCCTGTACCATAGATACGGGAGTGAAGTCCGAAGATATAGCATCTTGTAAATACTGCCCGGCGTCTATTCCCGGTCCTTCCGGTACGGAAATACTTGACGGGACCATAGCATCTACCAACATAATATTATCACCCAGATCTTGGCTGTAAAATCCAAAGCCCGATTCTCGGATTTCATAAGGTGCATCTGATTTTGATACAAGAACAGGATTACTCATCTTAGAAGCCTTATCCAGCACCCTTTCTCTATAAGCTTCCGGAATAAGATCGATGTTGGATTTCACCTTATTGTAGGCCTGTTTATTAACAGGCACTTTCTTTCTCCAGTCGCCAAAAGCCTTTAAGAACTTATTAGAAAATACGGTTTTAAAAACAGTAGTAGCCCGTTCCCTGTTCTCCATAAGAGGAATAGATGCTATTTTATCAAATAACATAGACCTGTCCCCTGATCTGGTAGAGACAGAAACAACTTTCTTTTTATTATCTCTTTTAATAATACACGTTGATACCATGATAAAACATTTTTGTTATGAGACAAAGGTAGTTAAAAATCAAGCATATGATAAAACAAAGCCATCTAACTTCTCAGTCTGATGGCTTAAAAATAATATGAAAAAAAATTATAATCTGACGAAAAATCGTCAAGTTCAGCTTATATGTAATGCATGTACCCATCTCGGTGTATAAACCTTCCCGATTCAAAGCGCTCAATATCTTCAGGGCAAATAGAGCCCGAATCCTCTCTCCTGGCTTCAAACCAAAGCCCCGGCTTACGAATTAGGCAAGTTATGATATAATTGAAGCAATTGTGCGTAAAATGGAAAACAGATCCTACAGGGAAATACCTATCAGCTTGAAATACGATTCTTTTTCGTTTAGTATCAAACGTGATATCTCCTACTATCTTAGCCACGTAATAGCTTCTGCCATTTAACGTTTCATCTGTTTGTGGTATCCAATAATAACCTCTTGCCATGCCACAAATATATAAAAAAAATCGGACAAGATATATGTCCGACTTTATATTACTTTGATTCGTTTTCAAACCGCTTTATAAGAGAAGCAATATCATCACCACAAACAAACATCATTCGACGTTCTTCTTTTGGTTTATGAGACACTGGGATGGTTTTGTTTATCTTAATCTGATTCGCCAGACCTCTGCCTAAACGAATATCAACTTTTTTACCTTTCATGAATTATTTGTTTAAAAAGACCAATTCCATCTATTATAATATGACCGCTTTGCATACGACCATTATTAGGATTGTGTAGAAAATTGAAACCACTTTCTTTTTCCTGTCTTTCAAAAGAACTGATATCCTTTCCTCTACGGGCTCTTTCAAAAGCTTTCTTGAACAACTTGCCTCTAAAGGTCTTGACGAGGATCTTGGTAGCGTTATTGCCGGCTTTTACCATTGCTTTCCTTGCCTGGTCCTCCGAGACAAAACTGCTTCGGAAAATATACGATGCTGCTGTTTGTATGTCCTGCTTGGTATTATTTAAGGTTTTATATAATGGCAACACTGTTTCGTCAAATACACTACTCCTGTTTAATCACCATCCTTAGGGCTACGGACTTGGGCAAACATCCGTAGGTAACTATCTATTCTCAAATAACGTAGCCTTCGTTTCAAGGCTTAGGCTAATATCCGGACCATTTATGGTACATTAAAACCTTATAATGAAATTATATTGTTTTAATGTTATTTCGGATATCAATATATTTACGTCAAACATACAGATATACTTTTTACCCCAATCGATTCTTTTTATCTTACGACCTAATTTAAGCCGTTCTAAAGCCTGTTAGAATGTCATGCCACGACGAGGCAGTTTGAGATACTTTTTAAGTCTGTCGGCAGCTTCATTTGGTGTATGGCCATCGTATTCGAAAGCGGTTTCTCTTTCAGGAATATCAAACAAATCCCAGTATTTGCTTTCATAGTGATTAGATACCTGACCGGTAGGTAGGATCGCCATCACAATAAACCAATCATCAGAACCGAAGCATTTTTCTCCGTCGCTGTGTCTCCTTGATTTGCAAACTTCAACCTGTCCGTTTCTGGCTAATAGATTAAAGAAGGCGGCGTTATACAACATGCGGTACCGATACAATTCATTGAAAGTGTGGTATCCGTCAGAGACTTCTCCCACGTCTACAGGCTTCTTGTTTTGAATACTACCCAAAATATTCTCTATATAGAGCTGTATTTTATACAGACCCATTTCGGTGTGGCCGTATTTGTTCAAGATATTATTGACATCGTATTGTATATTAAAATCTTTTTCAAATTCTACTTCAGGATGATTAGGATAGCAGTAATCTACTGATGCTTCTAACACAGACTTGATATGCTCTACTATCCTCGTGGCATCATCATGTTTTAAGAAATTCTTGAATCCCTCAACGAATTTAATATCTTCTTCGATTGTTGATTCGAACTCTTCTTTTGTCATTACTCTAACCACATCTTTAAAATCTTTTAATTCCATGATTTGTTTTAAATTAATTGTTACTATACTTTCTTTATCCTACAATACAAACCCCACAAAAACTCAGCGGAGAAACTATCCCATACATTATTCTTCTGCCAAAGTTCTACTTTGTTAACAAACCAAGACCATGTGGGACCCTCATATGAAGAATCAGATGATGATCCCAATCCGATTTTCCCCATTTCATTCGCCACATCAGAATAAGGATCTAAATCGACTCCCCTAATCATGTTAATAATATCATCCTTGTCTAACGTAAATTGAAACCGCTCCTTGTTAGTAGGCGGATCTTGATTCAATTTACCAGTCGCAAGCCATTCTCCATCATGATACAATTCGGCAAGTTTCTTTACCTTATTTTTAAGAAAAGAATACTCTTGTGTGACTTCTATAAAATCAGCTTCGTTAGCTTCACCCTCTATGAAGATAACGGTTTTGCTTCCAGGTCTATGATCGTCTAAGCTTGCCGGGATTCCCAATATCGTCCATCCTTTAAACTCAGCTATCTTAAAACGCATGACATCAAACACCTTATAGAAATCATCACAATCTACAGATTCTATTACCTTAATATCCTCTTCTGTGAATTTACCTCGTATTGGAATAACGTGATGACCGGGGCAGCCATCGGTTCCGAAATATGCGATTCTAACCACGATATTTACAATATTTTAATTTATTTTGCTAAAACATTCATATAACATGGCACATCTACCACATCTCTTCTACGAAGTCCCTTATCAAAATAAGAAACTATATAAGTGTTTTTACCTTCATGATCAGGTCTTGGATCAAAGCATTCAAAAACGAATCTTGTTCTACCTTCAAGATGACCAAACATGAAAACAAATTCGCCACCGTATCTTTTATTAGCCAATTCTTCTACGGTCATAATCTGTCCCCTCCTAATCCTGAATTGATGCTAACATACTTGACACGGACATCATTTCCACGTCCAAGCTGACCCCAGCCGGGCGATGGCGTTCCCTTAGCCGGAGCAGGGACAGCCCTAAGCCGAGACCAGTCCTGCTTTTGCCTCATGGCTTCAGCCTCTTTGTAATACCGGTTACACAGTTCTTGATCTTCGTAACCAACGTAATCTTCCTTATTTTCCATAAAAAATACTTTTTCAACAAAAGTACGACATTCACGAATTAATTAGATTTAAAATAAAACAATATAAATTAAAATAAAAACCCGATACGTTAAAATCGCATCGGGCCTGGTATTGAAAAAAAAATAGGTTCAGATCTTGGGTAAAGATTCGAGCCAATTTTTAACATCTTTATATTTAGGGTCTTTGTCTATTCTATCTTTCAGTTCATGCAATGCTGAGTCCATAACCGTATTCGGTACGCCAATCAACTCTCCTATTAAATACAATGGGGTTTTATTCGATTTAGATTCGTGTGCTATATTCATGTCAAAAAAAAAGTTATGTGAAACAAACCGGCCACGGGTATTAGCCCCGGCTCCATCTAAAAGGACGATTTTATCACCACCCATAATTTTATAGTATTTAATTGTTAAACATACGTGCATGAAGCACGTAACAAAGTTCATGATTGTAAGGTGGAATATAGGTGTGTTTATTTCTTATAGAAGAGAAATATTTTCAGCAAAAACAGAAACAAAAAAAAGTAGTGTTTTTTATTCTTTCAAAACACCACCTGTAAATAAACTTAAGCAAACTTGCCATATTTTAGAAACACATTTTTGAGTTTTCCTTTTATACCATTTAAGGTCACTTCATATCCGGAGCCTGTCATGTATATGGTTTGTTGATTGATTCTATCACCAGAATACTTATCTATGAAATAAGACCTATACACTCCATACCCTTTAACTACAACATTGCTATATAGCTCCCATTTGCCAAGACCGTTCCTAAACATGAATTTAGCTTCTTCAAGGAATGAGCGAAGATTCTTTTCAGCAATAATAACACCATTTTGCTCTAACTTCTTTGCAATATCACGAATCAGCCACATATTGTTATGGTCTACTTTCCTAAAAGACTCGGCAAATTCTACATCGGGCTTGTGTTCTTCTATTGTTTTCAAAGCTTGTTGCTTCTCTGCCTCTGCCTGCGACTTTTCGGCTATAGCTTTTTGAGCAGCTTCATATTGATCAGCCCAGGCTCTTGCTGCATCTGCCGGATTAGAAAAGTCAGGGACCAAAATTCCCTTTCCACCGGAACTTGTTTTATATTCTCCTGTTTTACGAATAGAAGGAAGAACCTCAGATGTTACCCATTTCTTAAATCTCTTAGCAGACTCTAATTTTGAAGATAATATAAGAGAATATAAACCAGATTCATTAATTATTCTTATACTATCTATATATCTGGTTTTCAATATAGATCGTTTTACGCCCCATTGATTATCAGATACTTGCAAAAGCATAGAATCATCATCATCTACATGTCTTTTTACCGCATCTTTAGCATTTATATATCCAAGAGATTTAGCCACATCTGACGCCACAAACCAAACATCTCCTTTTGGATCTACAATAATTCTAAGCTCTCCAAAATCCGGACTTTCAAAAACAGAAACTTTATCCATGATAAAAAAAATAGGCCCAAAAGAGAATGTCAGATCCCACTATGACAAACCCTAATGAGCCAAAAATATCTTTCAACATCAAACAACCAGAGGTGGGATCTCGTTGTTCATTGTTTCTGGAGCAAAGATAGGAACAGGATTTTAAATAGCAAATATTTTAATACTTTTTAAATCAAACCAGGGCCCGCATCACTGCGAGCCCTGATCTACACTAATCTAAACTAATACCATGAAAAACTTAAATCTAAAAACTAAAGAACACACAAATGTAGGAAAATGTATGCCTTTCACAAAGAATCTGTATCCTGTTCTTTTGTGTGATTCAAGACATAGGATATAGTTCTGATACTTAATCCGGTTTGATTTCGTATCAGATTATAAATATAGGATTTTGAAACTACAGTTCTTAATTGACCTAAATCATTCATAATGTTTTTATACATAAGATGAATGCTGTTGTTACGTTTGATGGTACTGATTCTCATTTCCTACTGTTATTAGTTACGTTCGGTTCTTACTTTTTCCTTATTTCCATAATCCCTTCCTGAAACTAATATTGCAAACTTAATAAAAATAATTCATAAACAATGAAAATCTAACTTTTCTTGTATGTTATTGATATACGTGCATATATAAGAAAAGTGAGACTTTCACAAGCCTCACTTCCCAAATTATAACTATGAAAAAACTATATATATACAAAAATTACCTGCATTCCAATTTGTTAAGATCATCCAATTCAGGCTTGCTTACGATCATATCTTGCGTCAGGCCAGATCTGTTTTGGTATGGAGCGTAATCGGTTTCTACCGTCTTAACCTTCTGATTAGAATCGTATTTCACCTCCGATTCGGTTCCTGTCAGATTTTGGTAGATAGAGCCGGAACTACTTTCGCTTACTTTAGACCATATCTTATTACCTACTCTTATAAAATTATCATAAATACCTTCGGCTGTTATAACACCATCTTGCTCTACGATATTAGGACCCGATTTTTCTTTTAACAAATACGGGTGCCTGGTGTAAAAATAGTGTTCAAAATCATTCCCAGCATACGAAGGGTCATACCTCTCCAAATAAAACAATTCTGATAAAGAAGGGTCGGTACTGGTCATGCTATAATCAAACAACATCAACCTGTCTTTTCCAGATAAAGATAATTCTATTGATTTCAAAATATCAGGATCATCAGAAATAAGACCCAAAGATGGACCAGGTTTGAAGTCAAGATACTTATAGGCATTATCATATAATTTTGTTTTATGGAGTTTGTTGTCAAGGTAAGATTGGTATAAATCGAATAAGGATAATGGGTTTTCGCTATCTTGTTTTTTGTTCATGTATCGACTATACTCCCGATCCACATCCACGTAAGGAACGTCAAGTACCGCCGGGTGTCCAAACGCCATCCTGGTCATTATCATGTCCTCTGTGTTCTGAGAATCCATGAACGATCTGACGTATTTTTTAATGGAATCCATGAGCGTATTATTATCTACGTTCCGTACTTTCTCTTTATCCAAAACGCCGTTCTTAAAACAAGATTCAGGATATATTTTAGTAGAAAAATGAGTTAGGTTGTGCTTGGCTAACACTGTTGATATTTGATACATCTCGTTAAGATCATCTTTGCTGATCCTTTGATATAGATTATCTCCTACCTTAAGCAATGAATGTTTCTCAAATGCCTCTACTGGGTCTATATCGGATTCAGAATAAACGATATTCAAATTATCCATATACTCCGGCAATAATCCAAAATAATAGTCTGTACTATCACCAAGAACATCATCTATAGAAGATGCCAGCGTTGGAGCATAATTTACATCATTATGCCTGGCCACATAAATATCAAGATCCAGCATCAAATTATCTATCTTATTCAAAGATTCTTCTGTGCCATCATAAGTTTCCGATGTCCCTATTATATCTATGCCAAACCACGTACAAGCCTCTTCTATATCCCATATCATGCTTCTTAAATCGGATTCGGTGTCGGCATTAGCCCTATGTAAATAAGCCGATATACGAGCTCTTAGGAACTCTATTTTGCCAGGATTGTAATAAGACAGATCTTGTAGCTTAGACAAGGATCTTCTCTTGCCTTCTACCACATCATCCCCTTCTATGTTTATTACCGGAATCTTATTCGTAGATGAGAACTCATCAAACATAGATTCGGCAAATTCTTTATCAGAAACGAATTTCTCAACCAGTTCAGGGTATGAGTTTCTCAACGATTCAAAAGCAGATGAAAATTCAGAAAAGTTTTTTATGCCGGCTACTGTTTTACGCATAGCATAATAAAGCTCAGAAGGATTATATGGTACCTTTTTACCAAATTGGTTAAACACTCCCTCCTTGTAAACAATAGGACCATACTGATAGTCAACAGACATAAAATAATTATCCTTTTCCCTATCATGTTCGTTAATAGAAGAATCTATTAACTTTCTCATGGAAGTCGAAACCTCGTTTAAAACAGAAGGATCGGATAAAATACGACTTATTTCTGTTTCATCATACAAACCGGATCTCCTTAATTTCTGCTCATTCAGTATCAAACTGCCATCTACATAAAAATCGAAGAGAATAGCATTAGACAATGAAGACGCATTGAAAAAATAATGAGTAGACAAAAGGAAATCCCTTACATCCTTAACATCCTGAGCCGTTAAAGGATCAGCAAAATAAGTCTGACGCTTCATATACGACAGCACATCTTCTAAAAGAGGTTCGCCATTGGGATCGGTGTTAAACATCTCCCCTGGAGCCGGGTTATTCCAATGACCGTAATACGACAAAAAACCAGGAGTGTAAGCCTTAGCCCATACCTGAAGGGCCCGCTCGCTGTTTCCTAATACTTTTAAAGCACTTTCGTAAAGAACGGAAGGCTCCCCGTTAGGAGCCTTAACCCGTTTTATTTCATTTTCCTTTTTTTCTATCTGACATTTGACACCCATTGTAATTAACTTTTTTGCAAAGTTAATTATAAAACCGACTTATACAATGACGGATCCCAAACTCCTTCTATATAAATCTCTGGAAAACTCAAACTGCCATCACGAAGAGTGGTGACTTCCAAGCTGGGAATGTTGAAAACAGTACTGGTATCACCAAACTCACCATTCAACTTGATAGCATTTCCGCTGTTATTAGCCTCATAATAAAAATAACAATAATTTTCATTAATGCTTGGATCATATTCGTACCAATATGTTAGATCTTGTATATGATCTTCTATGTTACCAATTTTGTTTTCACCTAATATAAAAATACCATTATTGCTATGATTATAAACCATAGATTCATAACCACCATAATTCCAATTACTATTAAACATTATGTAACTAACATCAGAATCATGATCTTTTAATACAGGTCCTATATGTATATGAATTTTATTAAACTGACATACATAAGGTCTTTTTCCTCCAAGCCTTTTTATATCTTCATTGGATAACTTATTATAACATCCTCCCACGAAATTATCCGCAGCATTAAAAAATCTCCTTCTCATACTCAACACTCCTTATTTAACTCATTTATCGAATCCGAATTATCAGAACCTTCTACGAGATTCTTATTCCTATCTATCTCTTCCTGGCTCATATTACTCATCATATTTTGTATTTTTCTACCAGATTGAGATAAAGAGCGGATGAATGCACTGGAACTTATCTTAACTCCAAGATTCGGTTTTGCCCTAAACGCTTCACCGGTACTGATATTATACAAATCATACACACCTGAGTTCATATAGAATTTATATATCCAGTTTCCACCAGCTTTTTTGTATCCTAATTTGGTTAGCTCGACTACACTCATACCAAATTTAATGCCATTACGACCCATTATCTTCTCCGGTATAGGTTCTACCTTAGCCGGAACAGATGTATATGCTTCATCACCGCCGTACAGGAAATAAGGGGTTGTTACCCTTGATATGTGAGTAAGCGGTTCTTCGGATATACGAGGTTCGTCTTTCTCGGCCTTAGATTCTTTCCTTGGATTGGATATTCTAATAAAAGGATCGTATGTTAAAAAGGTTAAGCCGTATTCTACTTTATAACCTGATACGCCGTTAAGATCCCTTATAGCCTTAGTCGTATGCGAGTGGTTGATGGTGTCTATCCCGTACCTTGATTCCATATCGGTCATAATGCTATTAACTTCATCCCCCTCTACATAAACCTCTTCTCCTTCCGGGATAGAGGTTATGCCGGCAGCCCTTCTAAGTAACCATAAAGTAACTTCGGCAATATCAGAGAACTTATCTCCGTTCTTCTTATAGTTATCTACTCTTCCTTCTTCAGATCCAGGTAAATAGACATCTCCCTCAGCTTTGCCATCATCTCTGGGTTGTCCTTCTCTTTTTCCATCTCCCTTTTTATCGCCATCTTCCTCAGCGCGTACTGCACCGCCTTCTGCACTTCCTTCTTTTCCATCATTTAAAATATTATCTGATTCTGACTCTATAGACTCCACAACAGCATCATACTCTGGAATGCCGCTAAGGAAATCTGCTACGTTATTCAAAAACTCTATTTTTTCCTCGTTTGTCATATCAAGGCTTTCCATAGGTCTCCATATGGCAGGCAGGTTATTTAATTCTATTGCAGTAGAAACATCTTCTACAGTTTGATTATCTACCGTAGGCAAAACTTCAGAAACCAAACTATTGATGTCAGATTCCATTTTTTCTACTTCCTCTTTTGTGCCATATTCTTTTAGGGCATCCATGCCATTGACTCTAAGAGAATAATTCAAAGCCTTGCTTGGAACAAAATTAATATATTTCAAAAAGTTTTTCAACTCTGATATAATTTGTTCGTCAGATCTTGGACCAACATAATCAACCACCACCTGATCTGTTTGAGAACGAAGCCAAGAAACATATTCTTCTAAGGTCTTACCTCCCTTTTTAGAAGGAGTGGATATTTTATCACCTACTGTTCCTTTAGGTTCTAATCCCATTTCTTCCTTAAGGCTTTTAGGATTACCTCTCTCACGAAGAAACCTCAAATCACCTCCTACAATCTTCCTTGCTATAAAATCAAAAATATTAGCATAAGACGGCAATCCTTCTTTTTCTATATGAGATTCTATTTCGTTTAACATAAGAGGGAAGTTTCTCCTGGAGGTACGCTTCTTGCCAGGTAAAGACCGCGCAGCTTGTGCCGCAGGAGTCGGCTGAGCTAATGGCGCCGGCTGAGTCTCCCGGACAGCCCCTTCCTCTGGCATTTCCTCTTCATAAACATCCACGTCTTCTTTAGAAGTAACGGTCTTACCCTCATCAGAGAAAGGAAGATCATCCTCTATAAGTGATTTAGGTCTGGAAGATGATTTACCAAACTGAATCCTGATCTTAGGAGCAACAAACATCTCACCTTCGAAATCTATTCCAGATTCTACTTCAGACGTCACAATGTCTTTCACACTCCTACTTCCATCTTCTACCCACTTAACAACATCAGGAACTGTAGATAATTCTTCTATAGCCTCACGAGCTTTTCTAAGACCTGAAATAGGATTCAAATACGATACTTGATACGAAGCCGGATCAAGACCTAACTTGGTTAGATACGCATTAAGATCTTGTATATCATCTTGACTCATCTGTAGCAATTCAGAATCACCGGATTCAAGCAGCATATCTATAAAAGACATCCATTTCCGCCCTTCCTCTGATTCCACAGAACGTAGGCTAACTGGGAAAAGATAATTAAGACCGTTTTTACCTTTGATGACAACTACCGGAACTCTTACATTTTTGTAATTATTCCCCTTGTCATTTAATATAGAATAAGCAAATGGGAAGCCTGTGTATTTAGATCCGTTCTTAAGCACGACTTTGCCATTTAATACATATCCGACATCAGATACTTTTTCAGCACCTTTTTCGGTAATAGGGAGATTTTCTACCTGGCCATATCCTTGACCGTTCACCTTCATGTTAAACACCGGTCTTCCGGGAAGGGTCTGGGCAACAACATGCGTGCCGACGCCGATGGTAGCCGACCGGCCGGCGTCCTTCTTCCACTTGTTGAAAGCCGTTCTTCTTATCTTACTTATACCATCTATGCCTCCTGTATCAGCTTTTACAACAGAAACGAATCTGTTCCCACTCATGACCTTGATAACCATATTGGATACCAGTTTATTCTCAGCAGATTCTATTCTTTTTTTATCGCCGGACTGAACAGCGTCATTGTATTCGGCAAAAAGAGACTGATTATAGGTATCATTTACATCTATTTCGAGATTAACCTTATCTCCTTTTTTCAAAGAAGATAATGCTTCCTGATCTATTTTATCTACCTCATTCTCTCCGAATCCGACACCTGTTCTGTACGGAACCAATTCATCTGAATCAAGACGCTTATAAACCAAAGAATAGGAATTACCCACGTCCTGAATAGACACGTCTGTGTAACGGTTAAGAACACGAGCCGATTCTTTGTCTATAGACCATCTCGCATGATAAGGCAATTCAATTATAGTAGCCGTTTCTCCACCTATATTAAGAGAATACCTTTTAGTGCCATTAGCGTTCGTTTCAGAGCTTATTTGAATAGGAACCAATGATTTTATAGAAGATATAAATTTATCGGCTCTAAGACCTGCAATTTCATACCTTTCGTTGCCATCGTTGGATATTCTTCTAACCATCAACGTCTCTGGATTCTGGGCGCTATCTATGTTAGCTCCAGGCGTATTATCGGATTCATCTAACTCATTTACAAGAGAATCTATATTGGTATCATCCTCCCCAAAATTACTTAACGTAGATTCGGAAATACGACCTTTATCAACAATCCTGTTTTGTTCGATATAAGGAAGGAGATCTGTGATGTTTCCAACCTGGCCAAGATCTTCTATGGTAAATACCGAATCGGCAAGCTTATCTTCGTCAACCTTCTCCCCTTTATCCCGTCTGTTCATTATATCAACATACGAAGAAATAGCATCATCAAGTTCCTTCCTTTGATCTGGTTCTAAATTGGATTTAGCCATATCAATAATAGCTTTATTTTCCTCATATACTGATCTCGGACTTGTAAGTCTGTCAGCCTTTTCAGATAATGATTTTATGAGATTAATAGGGCTGTCACCTAAAGACGACACATAATCATCAAAATCTTGTTTGTATTTATCATACACATCTTTTTCTCTCGCAGTAAGAAGATCAGCATTTCCTGTATATAATTTATCAATTATAGACTGCCTTACTACCGGAACCATAATAGGATTATCCATAGCAGCCTCATAATCTTCATCTGATACAGACTCCGTAAGCGGTGACTCTTTTATATTATCTTCCGCTTCCTTCATCCTATCTTCTCTTACTCTATCAAGAGCATGCATAAATGCTTTAATAGTCCAAGCTTCGTCTTCCGAAATCTTACCTTCTGACACAGCTTGATCTACTACCTCATCAGTGTCATATTCACCGACTTTATTAGGCTCTGCAAAATCAGGAACCTTGTCATCCCCCTTATAAGGAGTAGACCATAGAGAAGACAGCGCTTTTGAAAATCCCCTGTTTTCCTCAGCTAAGAATCTTTTATCAAGCATCTTAGACAAGAAATTATTCATATTCCTATAGTCCATCAAACTCCTACGGTATTCATTTACCAAGGATCTCATGGCTTTGTCTTTGGCTGTAAACTTCTTTTCCTGTCTTGATTTTACATTAAAATAATCATCAAAAGCCACAAGAGTATCATAGGCTTCTATTACATCTTGTGAACTTATGGGAGAAAGAGGAGATGATAAAACAGATTCGGTTTTACTTACCAACTCTTCTATCGAAAACTCTTTTCCTATTAACGTTGATAACTCAGACAACGAATTATTGTAATTGGTTCTAAGATCTTCCAATTCTCTGGTTTTTCGTTGTATGGACTCAGCTTGTGGGTCTTTTCCATCTACGTTACGGGGACGGGTGGCAAGATCTTCTATTTCGGATTCAAGTTCTTCTATTCTTGACCGTATGCCACGGATAGCCATCGCCCGCTCCCTTGCCCTGTCCGACAGCCGGGAGAACGTACTTAGAGCATCCGCCACGCGAGGCTGCCCCGAAAGCGTTTCTATGACAGAAGCTATGTCTTTCATTCTTGATTCTGATTGAAGACCAAGGAAGGCATTACGAGCCACGTATTTCCTAAACTCAATCTTAGAATCATCACCTATAAGATCTTCGGCAAAACTCTGGGCAGATCTGAAATCCGAAAGACGATTGTTATAATTATCAATAATAGAATCCTTGTATTTCTTTGCCTCTTCCAAAGACATTCCATTAGCTTCGGCTATTTCCGAAATAGGCATCATATCAATCATCTGCCTAAAATTTTCAGCCGAATCCTCTAAGGTTCCCATTTGGTTGTCAATAGACATCTTTTCAAACATAGCATCATCAAGCTCCTTGCCAGTCATAGACTGGGCATCGGAACGAACTTGAGGCCCTAAACTCATTGATTTTTTCAACGTATTCAAAGCCGCCGTGTTAAGATTAGAAGATGCTTTGTTGTATTCATTCACTTGCCTTTCCAGCAAGATCTGACTATTGCTATACTCTTTAACCCCAAAGAAGCCTTCCCTCATACCAAACAAAGAACCGATAATAGCACCGATTCCTATTTCAGTCCATCCTTCTTTAGACGTATATTGCTTTTTAAATCCTTCAGAAATAGCATCAAGAACATCAACGGCTCCGTTCATGGCTACATTATCATATCTTGACTTAACATATTCCTCAGCCGTATTCTGAACAGCACCTTGAGATCCTTCTTCCCATAAGCCTTCGGACACCGGCCTTTTCATGATATTGAAAACATTGCCTGCTATCTTTTGTCCTATATTGGGATTGGTTATTTTAATAGCCATCTCTCCCGGCTTCGCAACTTCCGTCCCTAATCCAAATAAATGCTTGTTGAGCTTCTTTTCCAACCCTGGTATAGCCTTGCCTCCTAACCCTATATACTTACCAAAAAGAAGCCAGTTAGATAATCCTACTATACCCATATTGGCGGCAAATATAGCACTACCTACATCAGCATTAGAATTACGAAAAACAGCCATTTCCTCTGCATTGGGATCACGACCATAAATCTTACGATAATAATCCTTGAAATCAGACTCAGATTGCTTCATAAAAGAATTTGCTTCAACCGATGACTCGAATCCGGCACTGGTAGCCAACAACGTCATGGTTTTAGCCGCCTCCCCTACATTTCTTCCGGTAGCAACTCCTTTTCTTACATAGTCATTAAACACGCTTTTAAGGCTTCCTATACCCCTATTTGCAGCTTGCCTTGCTGCTAACTTAGCTCCGATTCTTCCACCTAATTTAGCACCTATATTGCCCAATGATCCAACTCCAAGTCCTCCGGTCATGTACGCTGATATCATGGCTCCTACGGTAAAAGACATTCCGTTACCAAGGACATCATTCCATAAGAAATTACCGGTATCCTTAAAAAGCTTCTGACCGAAATTATAATCTTCTACCTCTTTCTTGTAATAATGGGGAAGAAGCATGTCTATTTGCTGGTCAAGATCACCTACAAACTTATCCATGTTAGTGTTTAACGCAGCTTTGTAACTTCCCTCAGATGCCATATTGATAAGTTTGTCAGGCAATGACACAACTCCTTGTGCACCGTACAATGCGGATTTTAAAGCGAATTTGCCTACACCATTCCAAAACTTACTCCATCCGCTCTGTCTCCTGGCATAATAATCTTCATTGTTTATACCCGGAATATAGTTAGAATATTTTGTACGCCATACCCCATCATTACCCATCTGATGACTTTCACGGATACTTACCTTCGGTCCATAGGGATTAAGAGGCGGCGGGACAGGTGTAGCCCCCCTGTAGCTGTTACGAGCCAGTGCCTCCGAGTAGCTGTTGCTTATCTCCTTGGCTATATACGGTTCTTCGTATTCGGCAGCAGCTATCCTTGATGCGTAATCCGGAAATTTAGGTTGGGCATACACACCTTCACCAGGCATATAATTAGGAACCAGAGGTATTGTCGTCTCTGGTAATGTAGCCGGAGTGTAATTCTCTTCTTCGGCTAATTTCCTTTGCCTTGCCACATCTTCGTAAGTGGTTTTAGCAGCAGGATTATATCTATCTATATTATTGTCAGCCATAAATTTTCTGCAAAAAATCGTTCAACTTACTAAACTTGTCATTCATATTGGGCGTGATATTTATTCCTCTCATATACGGATCCCTCATCTGATCAAGACGTTCTTGAACAGCCTCCTTCACGTATTTTACAAAGAAGTACTGAGGACACTTCTGGTGAATGCTATTCCAGTAATCCGCATACTCATCATTACCTGGATCCAAAGGAACAAAATCCGAGAACAACAATGCAGGATTTTTAGAATTTTTAGTCCTTTTGTCATAGAAATTGACCGCTACCTCTCTTGAACCCCTGTCATCCATTCCCTCCAACTGAACTGATATGTTATCAGACATGTCAATAAAATTATCAACAAGGGTTTTAACAACATTCATTTCTTCTGGCTTAAGGTAAGAACCATGAACCTTTACTATATCATAAAGATCATTCTTAACATCAGCCTTAGAAGCCAAACGGGGAAGACCATTACGTATAAGATACTTATCATAAGAATAACCTTCCTTCTTTCCGGTATCTACAAAATCACAGGTTCCAAAACTTGATTTGTAACCATCCACCGGATAATTACGCTCCTCGACCGAAGGATCTATACCCGCCTTAAGAAGCTCGTCATTCGTAATCTCAACCCTTTCTGTAACATAAGAATTTTTACCGGAACCTACTTGAGCAGTCAAGAATCTTCTAACAGTGCCATTATCTATCTCGGCATCCATATTAATGGCATTAATAGCAGTAGGATTCAGATTATTTACCTTTCCTGCCATGTAACCAGACAATCTTCTAAACTGAGCCTTCTGCAAAGACTTTTCCGGTGAATCGGCATTCCAATTGTATCTTTTGTAAGAATCAAGGTAATGATACTGAGATAACTTATCAGAAATCTGATCAGGAGATACAGACATTTTTATCTCATCCTGCATCTGACCTGCTATCATATCAGACACTCTACTGTTTTTCTCAGCATATCTTAGCTGGGTAATAGTTAATGGTTCACCTTCCTGATAATCTTTTAAATCTATATCACCATCCTTATCTATGGTCATATAATCTGATATATTAAAATCAGGATCGCCGTTGAGTTTCTTCATTCCATTAATAAGAGCCAATGTACCAGTAGAAGAACCATTATTCTCGCTTGTAATAGCATCAGATATGTTTTTCCCCAACTTGCCGGCACTCGCCTTAGCTCCTAATGACGGAGATATAGCACTAAGAATATCTATTCCTCTTGAAGGGTCCATCATGTATCCTCTGAACCCTACGGCATCAGATACACCAGTTGTTATGGCTGTGGCGAGCAGGAAGGCTCCAGCCTTATCATCTGTATCGGTAAGATTTATAAAAGAATTTCCTTTCATAAACTTAGCATTACGAACTTTACTGATAATATCCTTATTTTTTTTAGTAACTATATTATCTATTTGATAATCAGTTATGTTATTTATAGCCTTTGTAGCTCCATTTGCCTTAGAATCAGAAAGAAGTAAAGCATCATAAGCTTCAGACAGTCTGTCATTTCCTTGTCCAAAATATCCGTTTTTCTGACCTCCATTATTTTTTAAATAAGAATATATCCGTTCTTCAGGAGTCATATTAGCATACAATCCTGGGTCAGTTTTTTCTTCTTCGTATGATGCTGCAACGATATTACTTCTGTCTGTAGGAGATAATGAATTATATAATTTCAATAAATTTGCTCTACGCTCTGTGGAAGAAGATGTGAGTTGTTCATAAGGGATATTAGCCAAATTAACAGATCCTATCTTACCCGTTCCAGAATTGATAGCCGTAGGCCCGTCCATAGGAGCCATCGGCACTCCTACACCGCCTGCTCCTCTTGTGCCTCCGGATGAGCTTTCAGTGCCCATCTTGGAACCGTAAGTACGCATGTATTCGGTTTCAATCTTAGCCTGTGCAAGTTGCTCTTTTGCCAACGATATTTCAACCATAGACTTAGCATTATCAGTCAAAAACTTTTGCTGAGCCCTATCCTCTGCCAACCTTGCAAAATAAAGATCATCTTTCTTCCTTTCAAAACTTGTATTGTCGTATCTCCATGCATCAGTCATCTTATCGAAAAGATTATTGGTAACAACAAAATTAGCAGCCGCTACCGGATCTGATGAAGCTATTATCATATCTGCCTCCCTCTTGGCTTCTGCTTTCTGATTTTTAGCTTCCTGTATCTGACTGTCAATACGATCAATAATATCCTTATTATCCCCTACTGATTTCTTTTTTGCTTCCAATGCTCCTATGTGCCTATCGTATCTTTCGACATAAGACCCAATGTATCGACTAACCAAATCCGGATTACTGAACACCGGATTGGTAGCTGCCATGTATGATGCTTCTATTCTCATCTGATTCCTCATGTTTTCAGATAAGTTAGCAGACACAAAATTCCTTATCTGGGAATCAGTAAGCTCATCTACGTTGACTTCTATGATTCCACCAGTAGGATTACCTTTAACATCATATTCTGTTGTCTGAATCTTCTTGCCTTCGTTGTTTTTCCTAAAATCACTGACCAGCTTATTTATCTCCTTAGTATAATCGACATAAGGAGAATAATGAAGACCTCCCAACCTTGATCCTGCTTTACCATCTGACCTCCATTTGTAATAAGGGTCCAAAGCATGCCATTCATTAATAGGAGAATAAAGTTCAGGATGATTCTGTTTTATAGATTCTATTTCCTTCATAACCCTCTTGCCTTCTTTTGTGCCGGCAATCGCGTTAATGACCGTATCATCTAACACCGAACTTATCTCTCCTTGTATGGCTCTCGTAACACCATCAGAAGAAAGATCCACGCCTTTGAATTTTTGATTGATGTTAGCAATCACACCTGACATCTTATCTTCCATATAAGCGCGGGCTTCAGGCTTATCTATCTCTTGACCCATAAGATAATCTACCTGGGTATAGATCTTTTCACGAGCAGCATCAACCTTCTGCTGTTTGTACATCATGACGTCCTTAACAAGATCTATGTTGTAAGGACTAACATACGGGGCATATTGCCTTAAAATACTATACTGTGAAGCCACTATTTGGTCCTCCTTCTTCTTTTAGTTTCATCATCTTCTTCATTTAAACTTCTCAAGTAAGGTGTAGAATAATCACCCATATTCATCACATCCTGATTACCTTGAACGTAAATAATTTGGCCACTTGGAAGCATTCTCATATTCGGAGCTATGGAAGCTATGGTATTCAACGATGTACGAACATTGAACTTATTCTGTATTTCGCTGTTTATGCTATCATAATAACGAGCAAGATTTTCATCCCTTATAGCCATAGCCTTCAATAACCCAGATTCATAACGTTGCCTTTCCGCTATGTTCTTATCGTCTGTCTGAACATAAGCCATTTCATTGAATCTATCAGCTTCGTTTATTTGCCTTGCGTTATTGAAATTTACTTCGTTAATGTACTTGGCTATATTGCTTCCGGCTATGGCGTTCATATTAGCCAGAATAGCGGAGCGCTGGGAGTCGGGCACGTCACCTACTGCGTCCAACTGAGCCGATGTCGCGCGGTTGAGCTCGTTGATATACTGATCAGCAGATTGCAGAACAGGATCTATTCTCGGAGCCTGATGCCTTTCCAATCCCTCTATCTCTAATCCGGTATCAAGCATCCTCAACATCTCAGGGAATATAGGACCTGATAAAGCAGGATTGACACCTTTTCTTCCTTTTGTATCATCTTCTTCCTCAGCTTCCGTTTCTACAGTAGTATTAATAACAGGATTTTCTTTCTTCACTTCTATCCTGCCTGGAGAACCTGGGTTGGGAGATTTAGCGCCGGTTCCTACAGGTTCAGCTTCTATAGGTTTTGATGCCGGATTTACGGCTTCTAAAACAAAGTCTGTTTCTGACATCAAACCGCTATCTTTTAAAGCAGCAAACTTATTATAATCGGCACCCAGAATCTTCTTAGCTGCATCAGATTTATCACCAAATAAATCAACATAATTCTTTATCCCTTTTTCGTTCAACAATCTCTTTTGTTCAGGAGTAACTACATCCAATCCATAAAATGATCTGGTTGCCGTAGTTTGCCCAAATTTGTCATCTACGGCAAATGAGTTATATGCCGATTTACTTCCTTGGTCGTACTTACCAGCATCTTCTCCCCAAAATCCGTATTCGTCTCTAAATTTCTTGGCTTTTTCGGCATTGGCTATAGCACCTGATTCTGCCAAAGCCCATAGGTTGTTTAGTTGGCTATTGTATCCAGTCTGGAATCCTTCTGTATTAAAATCTCCATCCGTATTGTATTTATTAGCCCAACGGTTAATATCAAGCAAATTAGAAATAGCTTTGTTGTTTACCCTACCATAACCGGAACTGCTTCTGTGTTGCAGATTTTGATTAGAATTTACACCAGAATCAGGATTAAGGATCTGCTCTCTGTCTGCAACATCTACTATAGACATATTAAGAGCACGTCCAAACTGCTTCATTAAAAGCTGCTGTACTTTCTTACCCCACTCTATTTGCTCTTTGGTAGGGCCGCCTTCAGCCATTTTCCTAACTCTCTTTACATACTCATCGTATATCCAATTTTTAGCATCAGATTCAGATACGTTAAGAGCCTTAGCCTGCTTTCTTACGGCATTTAAATCAACCTTTCCGCCATCTCTAAAGAAAGCATCTATCTTTTCTTGGCGCTTGGATTCCTCTTGTTTGTTATAGACAATATCAGCAAAAGACCTGAATTGCACCTCAAGTTCGTCTATTTCCTTTTGATTATCATTTACGTACTTGGAAAGAATAGACTTATTCAACTCAGAAGTATTTTTATCCTTAACATCCTTATTCTTTTCCAGCCTCTTGAAAACACGTTCCTGATCATCATACTTTTCGGACAATCCTATTTTTTTCTTGTACCTATCAAGAAGCGTAGCATATGTATCTTTTTCCGTAGCTCTAATGCCATAATTTTCCCTTACGTAAGAAGCAAAATCATCATCAATAGTACGGTAATCTGAAATAATATGAGCTTCTGGCAAATCAACGGGAGTGCCGCCGTCTTCATGCCTGTTACCTTTTGCCTCCATAGGACCAACATCATCCGGAGTCGAAACATATTCTCCTTTTTCTATCTCAACATTAGCATTATCCTCCATAGATTTAGGAAGAGGGTAAATGTATTCTCCTGTCAAATCGGAAGAATCTATTCTCTGTCCATTTCCGAGGTTAACACCACCGCCTTCACGTTCCCATCGGATAAACTGCTGCCGGCGCTCTTTTTCGAGCTTTTCCCTCGCCGCCTGCTCGTCTCTGCTGGCTGCATACGCAGCAGATGAAGCTCCCATGATATTACGAGTAAGACCTAATCCTAAACTAACACCGGACAAGGCAGCTTGAGCCACATTAGCACCGACCTTATTACCGGCTCTTATCCGACCAAGACTTGTACCGAACATTTGAGCTCTGCCGGTTAGATCAGGTGAATAATATGGGGTAGTCATAGGATCAAGAGGATTACCATCTTGGGAACGTTTTTCTTTAGAGGAATCAGCATCAACACCACCTAAATTCATTGCATTATCAACGACTGATTTCTCTACGTTTTTAACCATGCCCCTATTATCAGCGAGATATCCTGCATATCCTGCATCATGATTTTCAAAAAACGGATCGGATGTAGGCATACTACTAAATGGATTTATCTCCCCCTCCTCTGTTTCTAAAGTCACATCAGAAGGCATATATATATTCTGAATATCAGATTCACCCCATTTATTAACAGGCGTTCCATAATCAAGAATAGGCTGAGTAGAGGATACATTAATATCCTGTCTCTTATCCTGAACACTACCGCCAGGAGCGAATATCGGACGATTTTTTATGATTCGTAATCTCATACTATCTTTTTTCACAAAGATAAGAGAAACGAACGAGAAAATCCAACGTTATGGGATACGTTTAAAAATCAATCATGTACGGCAGACAAACCGCCCGAATCAGGGTCGTACTTAAGACCGCATGCCCGGCGATAGTTCTTAAGCGCTCTCTTGTACAAAAACAGCACTGTCTTGGAAACTATTTTCTTCATAGATTTGGTTAAAACCTCTTCTGTTGAAACAGACATCAGACAGCTATTCAAAAACGACCTGACATTGGAACCGAACAAGATCTTCACCATTTTTCTAAACGTTCTAAAAAGATATGATGCAGAAAGAGACTTTAACCCATTGCGAACCAGTCTCTTATTCAAATACGAAACAGCCTTTTCAGATAGACAGAGCCTATTCTTTCCTTCGCTATCTACCTCTGATGAAAACCACGAATATAAAGTGGTAGGATGTTTCTTAAGGTGATTAATGAAGGAAGTCATTATCCCTTCTTTTAAGGCCCTTTTGTGGGCTACGCATGCAGCAATCTTCTCTTCTCTTTTTAAAGAGCTGTCAAGGCATCTAAACACCGTCCTATCGTCTCCGATGAAATACTGAGGACGTTCTTCCTTGAACTTAGCCCGATAAGCGGCATATCCTTCCTTACGAAGCATATCTATCTGAGACCGGATATAGAACCTTACACACTTTTCTTCAGCCTCTTGCACGCTTTTAAGATAAGGAACTGACTTTCTCCCATATCGAAGATAATCATAAACCATAGCCTCAATAAAGTCATTGTACGGAAAGAATCTTCCAAATCCAAAGTTCCAAACTATGAAACATCGCACTCTATCTTTCCAGTAATCAGATATGAGAAAATTACTACAATATCTCAACTTCCTGTTTTTCTGATAGAAATGATGAGTATGTTTGTCATAAAATAGATTAAAATATCTCAAATTGCCTAAACACTGACCGGCTGGACGGCGTACTACATTGTACCCTAAGTTGCTGAAGCTATTGTATATAACTTCTATCGGAGAGACCTGCTCTTTCTTGAAGAGCTTGTCGTGTAACTTGTGAGGATTCATTATTTCAGTTATTTTTGTCTCCATATTGTTTTTGTTGTTTAGTGCAAATATATGATTTTATATAAAAAGAAGAAAATGCACTGCCTTGTATCCGGTTTGAGAGAAATAGGATACAAGGTTTTTTATTTTATGACGGTTTGGATAAGAGACAGGAAAACGACTCTGAACGTAACCTACTGACCGTCAGTGGTGGGACAACAAATCTTGAATTAAAACTACGCCTATGAATAGTCTCCGTTTTCCTTAATATTAAGACCATTTTCAATGATCTTACTCATTATATTATTTATATTATTTTATATACTTTACCATTTATTCACATAATTGTTTATAGTGAATGAACTTAACGACCGAAGGGAGTTAAGTGAGTGAACGGATTGACAAATTACTTTTTCCGTCATTGTATTGTTCGCCTAATTGTGTTAAAAGATTGAGTATCGTGACCAAAGGGAACGATGCGAAAGAACTTATAATATTTAAAAACGACTGAACCTATCGACTGAAGGGAGATAGGTGATGGAGTGACGTTAATAGTTATATTAGGTAGCCAGTGGAGAATTAGGCAGGCTGGTAGGCGAGACGGGCGTCCATGCCCGTCAGGACAGTGGAGGTACGTAGGTCTGTTCTGTTAAACCAAGGCGATGATAGTTCCATCCTTCACGAAATCGCACAAAAAAGCCGGATTATCTTGATATCGTTCTTCAACCTCCGGTATCCGCATAACGAGTCTCAAATCCGGCTTCGCTTTATTAATATGAGAAATAAAATAATTGTTCTAATTGTCAGTGACGCCTTTAATGCGAAGTTGTATATTGGGAAGCACGGCATTAATCAAAGCCATTTTCTTATCCTCTTCGCTTTCTTTTTCATGCTGTTTATACATCATGCTGTAATCACTGTCATCACCATCCTTTTTCCCGTCTAACGTCAGTAAATGATTTACGATGTCCTTACCATACGTTTCAGTCCATGTACGGAATCTCTCTTCCTCGGACTGTCCCTCCTGGGACGGGGCTTCCGGGTTAGGAAGGGCGGCTGCCACTTCTACCTCTGGAAGTGTTACCGATGCTGCTATTTCAGCATCATCTCCGAATCCCATTTGACCATACGAAGATACGGAATTTTCTTCAATTTCCAAACCAAGATTTTTAGCAACCTCCATAGCATAATTATAACGGTCATCGTTTCTTATAACACTCTTATGAGGACGTCCTGCTCCTTGGTTCCAAGCTACTACAGCATCTTTAAGGTTATCGGCGTTCATGAAGTCCTGCCGGCTGTAGTTGTAATACCCTGGTCCTTCTTTTCCTTTTCTTGTGTATAAGAAATTAGAATATCCGGTCTTTCCTTCGTATTCGTCAGCTAAGAACTCAAGTTGGTCTTTGAATGTTGGTGTAGAATGACCTTTCTTTTTGGCGTGCTTGAATAGCTTATCCATGCGCTCATTATGCCATTGCTGTATGCCGTATGATGTTCTGTTGTCTCCGTATATGTCATCTTTAAGACCGGATTCAGCCATGAGATTACCTATGATAGCAAGCGCCTGTATCTTAGACATGCCTCTTTTATTAGTAAAATATTCATATGCTTCACGCTGTTTACCAACCACGCCACCTTCTTTCTTGATATTGGTATTGTATCTCTTTCCATTCCACGTAAATTCCTTAAGACCTCTTTTCCTGGCTTCTTTAAAGGCTTCGCCTCTTGTAGTGGAAATCGGGTCTTGTAATTCAAGATCGTTTTTTATACCAAGAATGGCATTAATAATATTATCATCCTTTTTATCATCATCATCTAATTTATCAACATTATTCGAAACGTAAGATTGGCTTATTAAATTTGATACGCTTTTTCTATTTTTATAAGTTCCTTCTTTATCTGATGAAGCTTCAAAAGCATACACAAGTGGATACGAATAATCCGTATCTGGATCTTCTGACATAAATTCGCTTACTGCATGAATGGCTTTATTGTATTTAGTATCCTTTATACTATACATCCCAGCATCTTGAACATGATCATAAAATCTGTCTATCATGTAATTGATATATCCACGCTTATCCCCCTTAAATCGCTCTTTATCTTTCTCAAACTCTTTGGGTGGATATCTTTTATCGGATTCTTGGAAAAGTCCCTTAAACCCTCCATAATCAGATACGGCATAGGGATTACCACCAGATTCTTCAATAATATTTCCAAGTACGGCTTCTATCTGGCGTTGATTGAAACCTTTATCATATAAAGCATCATAGATCATATTCATTCCATCTACGTCCATAGTGCGGTGCGTACCCTTACCCACGCGCTTCATATTTTCATATTTGGATTTGAATAAATCCCAATCTATTTCCGGCTTAGAAGAATCCCCTCCTTGTTTTTTAGATCTTATCTTCATTTTTTTATCCAGATCATTCTTGGAATCAATGGCGGATTTCAACAAAACCTTGTTTGGATCATTCTCTTCATATGGATTCTTATCTTCTACATAATCCAGAATATCAAACGGGTATCCTATTGTATCAAGAATCTTAGTAACAATCCCTACACCAAGAGGTTGATCGCTTCTATAAAAATCATACTTATCTTTTACGACCATCCTACCTCTATCATCACGGTACATAGTGAAACTTGATAAGCCTGATAAATCATTTAAATCGCCGTAAGCATCTGGTATAAAATTGTATTCGTTAAATACCTGATGTTCTCCAGTTCTGGCTTTTTTTAAGAGATCTATTCCCTCTTCCACCATTCCAAGTTTCCTACTTGTTACATCCCTTAACTCCTCCAAATCAGATACGTCCTTGCCTGCAACTTTTCCATCAATTATCTTATTATCTAAGGAATCAAGCTCCCTTCCATATTTTTTAGTCATTTTCTCCCACCCACCATTTATCCTGTCAGATATAATGGATTTGATATTGTCTGGTATTCTGACAATCCCATTTTCTTCTTTCAGATTATTTGGTTGGTTTAAGAATCTAAACCAAAGATTCTGACTAAAATCATCTACATTGGCTTTCGGAACATCTTGACCAAAAAATTCCATTATTTTGGTTTTTAATCCTCTTTCATTAGCATACACGTCAGGTGTTATATTAGATGCCAGATATTCTCTAAGTTTTACAAACGGACCAATTTTACTCCATAATGTTTTTGGTTGTTTGTCTCTTACATAATTTTTAGTCTTCTTTGCCATTTTTTTCTTCCTCCTTCTTAAATTTGTGGTAAGCACCACAAACCTTATCAACTAACCATCCCATCAGACAGGCGGCATGCTCATCTCCTCCGACTTCAAAACCGTAATCCATATTAAGATACTTACAATAAATAGAAAGACCGTGCAGGCATTCGTGTCCTATGGTTCTAACATCCATATCAGATAGTGAATGAAATAAGAAACATATTTCTTTCCTGTGATTGGTTCGGTTTCCTACGAAAATAGTTCTGCCACCATAATCATCAGTCCACCCCTCCCAGCTCTGATCTTCTACTTCCAGGTTGGCGAACGTCTTAACTATATACTCTTCATCTGCTCCAAGCAATACCCTTACATTATAGGGGTATATATCATTTTTATATAATACTTGTTTCATAACAAACTGTTTTTCAACAAAGGTAAATAAAAAAGCCGAAGATATACTCACGTACTTCTTCGGCTATACCTTTAAAGCTAAAACTTGTTTACTATGGAAATTACAATTGAAGCAAAATCAATGATTATATTTTTATTTTCTTAATTTCTTCAATCATATTCTTATATCCGCAGAACTTGCTGTTAATAACATCGAAGATAGATTCTGACCAGCCAGCTATGTTCAAGATATTAGATCCTCTTTGACATACTCCCATCGCTAAAGGGAATGGGATTCTTGGATACAAGCGCAAGAAACCCCGATATTACTATCGCTGGAATTACTCTTGCTCTCCAATTCGGAAATGCCCTTCCGAAGTATATTACGGGCTGCAAGAACATCACGGTCGTTGACTGCGCCGCACGACGGGCATACCCACGTGCGGTCGCGTAACGACAGTCCTTTATTAATGCAGCCACATTCGCAAGTTTTGGAAGAAGGATACCATTTTTCAATCTTGTGTATCGTTACTCCATACTTTGAGGCAACATACGTAAGTTTATCAATAAAAGAAGAATGACTAAGATCAGAAACCTTCTTTCCCCACAAACGTTTCATTCCTTCAATGTTTAGATCTTCAATAAAAATATAATCATACTGTTTGCATAACTGATGAGCTAATCCCCATTGAAAATCCGATCGAAGATCGTTTATTTTACGATACGCTTGTTGTAGTTCAAACAGTCTCCTTCTCCTATTATTGGATCCTTTCTTTGCATTAGAAAACCGTTTGTTTAGTTTTCTAATCTTGTTTTGATATCGTTTGAAGAATAATGGAGAATCGATTTTGCTACCATCACTTTTAGTTAGATAAGTTTTCAGCCCAAAATCCAATCCTATAGATGCACCATCATGTGTCTTTCTATAAGAGTTTGAAGGATTATGATCTGTAACTATAATCAAACTAAAACGGGAACAGGTTTCTCTAACTATTCTAATTTGTTTAACATTACCTTTGTAGACTCTACTGTATGAAAATCTAAATCGTTTCTTTCCTTTGTTAATTGTTAGACTATTACCATTTAGGGTAAACCCTCCTTGCTTAAAAACAAAGGAGTTAAAACAATCAGCTCCCTTAAACTTAGGAGGTCGTTTGGCTAACTTTTTGAAGAAACGATTGTATGCTGAGTCTAATCTCTGAAGGATTTCTTGTACTGTTTGGGAATGAAGAAGATTTCTATTAATTCTTTTAGAGAAATGTTTTTGCATCTTACCAACTGGTATGTATTTCCCAAACAGTCTATAATATCTACGTTGTAGAGCTAAAGCATGATTCCACACAAAACAACATTCACGAAACATCTTGTCAAGATACTTCGTTTTCTTTGAATGATAGATGTTGTATTTGTATGAAATTATTTTTTTATTTGTAATTTTGATTCAAAATTAATCAACCCAATTCATCCACCTACTAAAGCATGGTGGTTTTATTGGTTAAATTGTCATAAATAAGCGCCTATCTGTCCGAGATGGATCAATAGGCGCTACAAACATATTCAACTATTATTAAATCACAAAATAAAAACTACTTATTTTCAACTTATTAAATATTGTAATTTATCTATTCTTAATCTTATCTTCAGAAATCAACCACTGGAATATAATCTTCCGGTTGCTAATTACTTTCTTTATCCTCATCAGCATCCAACTTCCTCTTAACCTGTCCAGCCATGACCGTCTGAAATTAAGAGCATCAGAATTAACCGACTTATTTATATCGTTATCGTCCTTGATCCAGATAGGTGTTTCAGATCGGTCATCGTCAACCCTGTTGAAGAAGTCATTTAACTTATGTCTTCTATATACCTCAGTATCCAGGACCTCAGTATGGTCACCTACGATCTTCGGATATGATATACGTTGTGCTAAATTATTCTTTTCTTCTGGAACAAGATGAATTTCACCTGAGTTGTTTGTGTCGTTGTAGATAGTTATCGTATCTAAACCTACTTTCCTGTCAAGAGTGTAATTCACATCATCGACGTATTTCCTTGCATCAAGCTCATACTCAACAGAAGCCAGCGTAGAACCGTTATATTTCTCTTTTATCGGCACTTCTAATATAAATGGATATGTTGCTCCGTAAAATGTCTGAAAGCTCTTATTCGTCAGCAAATGGCTCCATAAGCCACCTTCTTCATCCGATGCCGGGAAGTTTATTCCTGTCTGGAAATATTGTTGCTGTTCTATATAATAGTCAGGACAGAACGAATAATAAGAAATCCATTCTTGTTTCAGACACGAATATCCGATAGTGAACGACACGTCCTTGAAATATTGTTCATCCTTTAAAGATATTTCCTTATCGTTTGACAGCACCTCTGTTTCATTGTATAAGAACCTTCCACCATCATATTTATAATATGCCGGGTTCTTAACAGGTATATAATCTTTTTTCGTGATAAGTACCCTCTTATACCTGTTATCCCATCCAAGAGACAGACCAAGACCGATAAATTTATTGTCTGTATCTTCTTCTGTCATCTCTGTACCGGTTAAGATATTAGTTATTCCGTATCTAAGAATCTTAAACGGAAGATGACGCTTAAGCCAATGTCTGATACCTACACTAAGTTCCTTAAGATTACGTCCATTAGGATCGGTCATAAACACCTGTGCTCTTTTAGTATCTACCCAGAAGTGACCAAATTCTGAACTAATTATTTCAGTGCTCTGGGTTCCAGAATAACCGAGGTCGGTCGTGTTGTACTCCAGAGGCCGGGACGCGAACAGACCGCCGGTGCCCATCTCGGCCTGCCCTGGGGAGGTACGCTCCTTGATTACGTCTATGGCGTTATGGAGTGAAACCTGATCCTCGAATCTGACAAGAATCTGATCGGATTCAATACGCTTCATGTGAATAAGCTTCCCGTTGCTGGTTGGGAACTCATGATAGTCCATAGGCTTGTACGTCAGCCACGGATCTGTTTGGCTGTTTTCAGATACATCAGCCCTACTCCATATAACACCATTAGGACGTTGGTAAGCACAGTCATAAAAACGTCGTTCGTACGTTGCCGGCAATACATTTGGTGTTAGTGTCATCCTCGACGAATAGATAGGACTTATCTTGTAATCATTATCCCTATGGATAGATACGTTCTTTTCTTGTGTCCACCAAACAAAATCTCCTACTTTTGGATAGAATAGTTCATGAGGCTGAGGGCCCTCTAATCTGAAATTACAATTTATTTCAGACTCTACAAGGAACTGAGGAATGCCATAGAACCATGTATAAAATCTTCCATTAACGTACCTGCCGGATGTGTCACCATTTAATTCGTATAAGCTCTTCCTGTTTGGATAAAAAGCGTATCTTCCTTTATTAGATGATGTCCAGCTATTGAAACGTTCGTTATCTATTGTCTCAAGAGCGTCTTCTCCAGTATCATAATTAACAAAATATCTTGGATACCCTACATTTCTGTAATCCATGTATGGGAATGGTATCATGTCTCCAATACCAAAAGCGCTATTATAAAAAACAGGGAATTTTCTTTTTAATGAAAATCTGGTTATCACCGTATCGCCACCGAATATCAGTTTCTTTTCATTAGTGAAAAATCCACATCCACCTATGGAAATCCATTTTATATCTTCTATCTGTCCATATTGATCCGGCCTATATCGCATAAGTCTCATATACGGAGAACAGATGTACGATACTGTTTTGGATTGCTCGAATGTTCTTCCTGCTACAACATCACTTCCAGCAATAACCGAATCATCTATGCGGCTACTGTCGTAATTGTAAACATAGTTCGGATATTCCAATAAATATTTCGATTTACCATCTCCTTTTTCACCTGGATCACCAAATGATAAAAATAACGAAGATTCACGATCTATATTATTAACGAATAAGAAACGTCCCTCATTATCGTTTTTACCGGTTCCCCATTTAGATGACATACTGGCATCCATCATAGGATATACACCGGACTTCATGTACTTAACAGAAGATAAACCACGAGCAAAATTTCGTTCATACTTATCCTGGTCTGTTATACCTATCATTGAATTATATAATCCTACAGAAGTATAATACCATGCATGATTACGTCTTGGTCCATTGTTTATAAACGTATTAAGCCAATCATAACGGTACTTACCGTACAATATTGGTCCCTTAGCAAGAGTTTGACTGATGGTTGACACCATTGAAGAAAACAGCATAGCCACACTTAAATTCGTTAGGAATCCTCCTCCGGTAAGACCAGCCGACCCTCCTATGTATCCAGACTGCGCCCTTATCTGAAGCTCTTCTGCTATCATAGCGGCTATTGTGGCACTTGATTCAACTGCGGCAAGTGACGCAGCCATCGTGTATGCGGCAGGACCTAAGATAGTCCATTTTGGATGATCTTCGACAGGTACGAAACTGCCCACAGACATTCCTCTTTGAAACCCGTCTATACATACTTCATTTGGAAGTTCGGGCTTGTTGAAATAAATATCAGGCGAACAGAATGAATACCACACGTTTCCTCCTTTGTCGAAAGGATGGGATATAAACTCGTCTCTTTTGCCAGACGTATAATTATATTGATCTTGTGATAGGTCATTATATGGGTAATTAGGATAGATATTTACATTACCATCGTCTCCTATGTATCTAAGCATATCATAGGCTAATCCTGAAGCCACAACTGACCTATTTAGCCTCCTATCTCCACGATACAGTTCATATCCTACAATCGTATCTCTTTGTTGTTGCGTAATCAAACCAGAATCCACCGCAAAATCCAAAAACACTTGTATGGTGTTCTCATCTACCATAATACCTACCGGATATATTTCAGAAGCTATGTCATATCCACGTTCATCACTGTTCATAAAAGGTATATGCTTATTATCCGGGAACCGGTAATGACGTATAGGTTGTTGGCAAAATACGGTAGAAGTATCTACTCCTCCATAAGAATGGCCCTTGAAATAAGATAATCCATCTTTGTCTGACAAAGGAGCACCATAATATTCTGTTAACTTATTCATAATATTAGAATAAGCTTCTGATTTTTTTGGATCATCATAAGATCTGCCTGTGTCTATTTTCATCCTACTACTATCATAAAGTTCAAAATTAGCAGGATATTTCTCAGATGATTCCCAATATGCAAAATCTCCGTATTTATAAAGACGAGGCTTGCAATTGATGGGCCTATCTCCACATGTCTGACATTTTGATGCAAATACGACTGTTGATCTTAATGTTATTGAATCAACAGACAAATCAACCTTATTTATTTCTTTTTCTCTTACACCAAAAATATAAGGATATATGGTTTTACCCGTAGCAAAAGCGACTCCAAGAATAGCACGGGAAGGCTTCTTTCCTTCTTCTTCCTCTTCTTCTGGGGTATCATAATTTTTATAAGAACAAAATTGAATTTGTCTAAACGCCATTATCCAAGGAACTGCCACAATAGGAGATTCTATTGTAACATAAAAATAATTTTGACCTATAGAATCAAAAAACTCTTCATTTATTTCTCCGAAAGCTGGTTTTGCTATGTTAATAATAACAGAATGAGATGATTCATACTCAGGTCTATCAAATTCAACTGGTACTATTCCAAGAGGGGACCATGTTTCAACATCCTTCCAAAAAGAAACACGAACGTAATTGGTAGACACAGCATCCATTATGCCATCTACCTTTCCAAGAGCTTCAAGATAAAGAACTTTGTTCTCATCTTTATAACCTTCTATGTTCCACTCTTCTGGTCTGTTGATTCTGATAAACCTGGCATTTGTCATTACATTCCTGACAAATTTCCATACTACAAATTCAGATGCGAATCCAATATTAAGCTTATCCCCAGTAGGATTGTTAAATGTAGCATTGTTTACATACCCTTCAAATTTCCAATCAGTTTCATCTATACCAGTATCCGAATTTTTATATATCATATCTTGCAACTTCTCAGAAGCTTCAGGCCAGAATTTTTCAATACAATATCTTGGACCATTCTTAGATCTGTACTGATTGTTTATGACCGTACTGGTAGATCTGCCGGCTCTCCAATCCCCTACACCATTTATCTTTTGACTCCATCCATCTATATGAAGGATGTAACTTCCAAGAAGATAATTATAATTTTGAAAGTTATTATAATCGGTTCTTGACACAGTAGGATCAGAACAATAACTCTCAATATAACATCCACATGTACAGGGCATGGTATCTAATACGTATATAGCATCAGATACAGTTTTTAAAACAGATCCAGGTTGTAAATATGGATAAAACTCAGAACAAAGATGTTGATTGCCATCACCTGATATGCTGCCAGCGCTATATCCAAAAAATGCTTCCTCCATCCATTCAGATAAAGAGTCCATTGTCTCATAGTTAAACAACACAGAATACTTATTCTGATTCTCTCCTCCTGTGGTGTATAGATAATCTGTAGAGACATGTTCCATTTCACTAAGAACCTTATATATATAATCTTCCACAAGACCTGTTATCAAAGGAACTGGAGCTAACAATATAGATTCTTGACGATGAGGGACTTCGCAGTCTCCTTCCATTTCTGGTAACCTAATATGATCAATTGGCTCCATATAATCCTGTGTTCCGTCTTCTCTATATTTGGTAGCTATATCACATATCTGTCTTTCATTGTTTCCATTCTCCTTATTATTACAAGCTACAAGACCTATATTTTCAGACAAATAATTTATAGGGGTTCCTACAATATCATCATAATCAATAATAAATCTTGATTTCCCTTTAAAAGTAGCGAAATTGCTTTCCACTATAACAGTTTGACCTACAGTAGCCGGGTTGTTACACTCTTTCTGTTCTTCATCTATAACAACCGCATCGTCGTCAATCAATACCCCATCTCCTGCCGTATTGCTATACTGCCATACATATTTCCTTTCCACTCCTGAACAATCCGGAGCATATGCGTTTATAGACTGGTATGGGATACTGTCTTTGTTCATTTCCTCTCTTGCCTTATCAGAAGGTGGGGGAACAAGAACGAATGCTGGAGTTTTATAACCGGTAGATGTCTTAAACGAGATAGAAAACGGATACACTTCATTCCTCATATATCCCACATACAACGAACAAGCATTACCATCCTTATATAAATCTTCGTGGGCTACAGACGCCTGCCATTTCAAGAAATGACCCATGAGGGAAACTACAGGCTGTAAATTCCATTCTTTTTCTGCCGTAAGACCATATTGAAGAAGACGGTTTCCGACTGACACTATTCCTCTTGATGTATTATATATGGCTCTTTTTAAAGAAATATGTTCAAATGTTGTCCTCTTATTATTAAGATCAGAATAATAGTATATGGTCTTCTCTGTAATAGGATGAATACCTTCTATAAAATAATCCACTACAGGTTGTGTTTCGCCATTGTATCCTACAGTATTCTGAATAACAGCCACCTTGTAATGGCTGACTTGCCTATCCAGATTAGACACCTTAAGTCTTATACCAAGATTAGTTCTTTCTCCCCATTTACCATCATTTATCCTAATATATTGCTCATCAAATACATAAACAGGGTTAGTCAATGAAGTATAGTTAGTTTTCTCGTTACCAAATTCATCACACAAGGCCACAGCAAACTGATACACGCCCGCACGTAGGCTGCCCCCGTACTCTATCTGTACCGGCTCTACGCATGGCTGGTCCAGTAGCGGAAACACCCTAAGTTTCTCACATGCCAGAAAACAACCATTCTCCTGCATGAATTTGTCCCTATCGTATTCTTTATCGCATATCTTATACCCATGATAATGATACCATATATCACCTTCATCATCAGGAGTCAGAGCCTTGTCTACAATAACATACCTGGGAGGATTATAATCGTCAGTCCAGTAAATACATTTCCCACATTTCTCTGTCTTTATTTCTATGGTTTTTATAGGATGATAGATAGAGAAATTAAGGCACGGATCTTGCTCGTTGTCTTCCAGCAAGGTCTTCATGCCAGAACACAACGACTCCGATCCTTCTACCATAGATTCTATATCGGAATCGGATAAGATACTTGTATCGGATTCAGGCTTGAAATAAGTTATTTTAGATACGCCTGTTTCAGGATTTGTTATAAAAAAATAGATATTGCCTGAAGTAAGATCATTCTTGTAACCAATAACTTTAAATCCATCGAAATCAATGCATTTAAGATTACTGTGCTCATTAGATCTCATCCCAACATTACCGTCCTCGGATTCGATGTTGGCATTCAAGGCAAACGTATAATGCTGATCCGTAAGACTCGACGGATGCAGATCTCGGTTCATACCTGTTTGAGGAACCGCTATGTTTCTGTTATCTTCTGCTGCCATTTTATAACTGTTTGTCACAAAGATAGTAAAAGAGATTTAATCATGGATTTCTAAAGTAGGTGAAGAAAAGAAATACATTTTCAATCTCCTACTTTATCGACCACACCTACATAAAAATCGGGGATAGGATTATCATTGAAATTTCTTATTTGAATATCAATATAATTATAGAAATAATCATCAACTGGATCCATTATCGTCACATTACTTTCTAAAACCCCGTCTTTGTATGAATACAGTTCCTCATGTTCGGAATCAATGTAAAAAATATATCTTGGTAAATCCTGGGTATTAACTGTTAGATGATTATTAAACGAACTGCATTTAGAATGATCAGCAGACAGAAGTAACAATAGAAATGTATATGCAGATTTATCTCTTATTATAATATCACAATTAGATGATACATTAGACAAAACCTTGGATAAATCAAATTCTCCAAAACTTATCTTGAATTTCTTTCTTCTTATTGGAGTTATATATACTGGACTATTAACTACAATATTATTCCATTGAAATTGACTCCCTTCCATTACAGGGGAGAAACAATTACCCATCGCCATATTAACATTTTCAAATCTTCGTCTCATAACATCTACTTACGATTTATATCTTTTACCCCTAATTAACACAGTTCCATCACCGCCGGTTCCTCCCGAGCCGCATCCGCCTCCTCCGTAACCACCACTTTTTCTGTTTCCTCTTCCGATTCCACATCCTTCATCATAATCGGATTCACCTCCCATACCACCATCCCTATTTCTATCAGCTCCACCACCTCCGGCATTTCTTTTACCCGTCGGTTCTCCAAAATCTCTGGTTGTATATCCTTGACCTTTTCCTCCTCCATATTTCGTTCCAGGTGGGTGATATATCCCATTACCGTCTGTTATTCCAGGGGCATCAGATCCATCCGATCCAGCGTAAAACTCATCACCTGATTGATCTACAGATCCTCCACTTCCACCATTTCCTCCAGTATAAGGACCACCTGTTGAGTTTTCTCCGTTAAGAAGACCATTACCAGAAGGATTTCCACCCTCTGCTCTGTAAGATGAGTTCATAAATTGAGATAATCCTCCCTTCTCAGGATAGCCATAATACAAACCTGCTCCACCTTTTCCTACTATGATATTAATTTCTTGACCTGGTGTTACAGATATTTGAGAACCTTGTTTTATTCCTATATTGTTTCTTTTGTAAGTCTTGGTATATCCACTTCCGGCGCCAGAACCGTTTCCACTTCCACCACCTCCACCAACAAGAAAAACATCTACTTCCGTGCATCCTGCCGGCACTACCCATGTGTAATTACCGGCCGGATAAAACCTTATAAGAAAGTCCTCAAGCTCCCTATTTTTATCAAAAAAAACGACGCCTCATAATATATCAGGAATTACCCCCCCCTATATATAATAACTTATTGTAAATCATATAATTATATTCA